ACAAAGAAAAATGCCGTGTAAGGTTATATTTGATTGGGACAAAGGAACAAAAGCAATAATTCATCCGCAAACCGGCGAAGTTATAGAAGAACAACTTATAACAAACGAAGATAGACAAATGGAGCTTGGACAATGAAAAAGGTTTAAAAACTATTGATTTTTTAATTAGATTTTTTAAGTAAAATTTCGTCAATAAAAGACAATGTTTTTTATTTATACGGGAGGTTTATGTAAAAATGTATTTAACAGAGGATTTACAACAAAATAAACTTGTTATAAAAACCGACTTCGTTACGATTTTAGCGGCGATTGTTGTTGATTTGGATGTAAGTGCTACCGCAGTAAGAATTTATTGTTATTTGGCTTACAAAGCGAATTGTTATCAATTTTGTAACAAGGATATTAAAGAAGCTTTAGGTATTAAAAGCGACCATAGCATAAGCAAATATTTTAAAGAACTTATTGACGGCGGATATTTAAGCCGGGAAGAAATCAAAAACAATGGTAAGTTTGCAGGTTATCAATATTTTTTAACCGTATGTCAAAATATAACAAACGGTAAAAACGAAATTACCGACGAGAAAAACCGTATGATAAAAAATGACAGTCGGTTACTTCAAGAAGAAAAAGAAAAAAGCACCAAAAAAGAAAAAGAAGAACTGTTTAATAATATTAATAATATAAATAATAATAATCAAAAAGAAAAAAATAATAAAAAAGAAAAAACAAAAAGCGACGATAAAAAAAACAATAAGGTTGTGTTCGTTGCAAAAAACGAAATAGATTTAGAATTTGTCCGCTATTTAGACTACAGAAAAGAAATAAAAAAACCATACAAAAGCCAAAAATCGCTTGATGCAAAATATAAAGAGTTTTTACGAATAACCTACGGAAATGTAGCGACAGCAAAAGCAATTGTTGATAAAACGATTGAAAATCAATGGATTGGGTTGTTTGAATTAAACGGCTCCAGAAATGGCGGCGGCAGGTATGCTGTAAATAGTGATAACAATGCTTACAACATTGGCATTAAGGCATAAAGGAGGTTATTGTTATGTCTGTAGACAAAGAAACACAAGAAACAATTGAACGAGTAGCAAAAAGAATATTAGAAAAACTTGTTGATGGTTTTTGTAAAAAATGCGGTAAAAAAATCAAATACATACCAAACGAGAGCGACCAACTATGCGAAGAGTGCAGCAAACAAGAAGCTGAATTTAAATTAAGATTAGCACGAATTGATTATATTATACCGCTCGGGTATAAAGAAATGACCTTTGCAAATTTTAAATTAGAAAATAGAAATGTAAAAAATTTAGATATAGCACTTGAAACAGCAAAAAGATTTGTGATTGATGATACCGGTGTTTATTTGTGGGGAGCTGCGGGGCAAGGCAAAACACATTTGCTTATTGCAGCTTTGAGAGAGTGTATTTTGCAGGGTAAATATGTAAAACTTTTAAGATATTCTACAGAACTAAGAAATTATAAAGAGCAGGGTTTAAGGAAAGAAGATTTTTTTAAAGAATATTCAAGTTGCGATTATCTTTTTATTGACGATTTCGGAAGTGTTGGCACAAAGGATGATGCTATAGATATTTTATACGGAATATTACAAAGAAGAATTGAAAATAAAAAAGGTAAAAAAGTTTTTATTACAGCAAATATGCCGATTATGCAAATAGGCGACGATAGAGTAAAGAGCCGTATAAGCGGTATGTGCATAGGATATAAATGTCATCATAGTAGTGATACAGATACGGAAAGATATGTAAATATTATTGAGTTAAAAGGCGACGATATACGGTTGACCGGGAGGGTTTAAAATGCCAACGGAAACAAACCAAACAACAGTAAGATACCAAATACGATGGAAACAAAACGAAATAAAAACCCTTGTGGAATTTTACGGCGAAGCTGCAAAAAAATCTCGCATAGAAAAATTAAGAAAAGAAATAGATTTATTAAAACAAGAATTAAAAAAATTAGAACAAGAAGAGTTTAAAGAAACACAATCTAAAATTATATATGGTCGCAAAGATAAAGTTTTAAAATGGGACGGACAAAAATTAGAACAAGAAGAGTTTAAAGAAACACAATCTAAAATTATATATGGTCGCAAAGATAAAGTTTTAAAATGGGACGGACAAAAATTAAAAGAGCTGGAGGAATAATGAAAACAATAGTAGTGTTAAACGATTGGACAAAAAAGTTGTTGATACCCAAATATATACCTGCTTGTAAAATACAAATACCGGAAACATGGAACGAGTTTGTAAAGTTTTGTAAAAAAGTTGAAAAGAAAACAAAAAATAAAAAAAGGTGTTTAATTGTTTTGGCTACAGGCGAAATCAAGATATATATAGCTAACGGATGGAGCACAGTAGGTTTTTGTTTATCCTTGAGAAATATAGATAATCCGGATAAAAAGATTGTCCATATCTATATGTTTAAAACGATTATACCAAAAGAAGTGTTTTATGATAGTTTTGATATGGGAATAAAACAGTCGTATTTTTTTATTAAATCTTTATTAGAGGAGCAAAAACAGTATGATAGGTGATGCAGAAATAGGCACTTGTAGTATATGCGGCGAGAAAAATACAATTGTTGCCCGGAAATATTATTTTTATGATATTAAATGCGATTGCTGCAAAGATAAACATTTTGAAATAGTTTGGTATTGCAAAAAGTGTAAAGATAAAGTTAAGCCGCCGAAACAAACAACGGTAACAATAAAACCTTTGGAGGAATAAATGGACGAGAAAACTTATATAAAAGCAGCTGATATAAAAGAAAATATGTATTTGTGCCAGAGAGTTGTTGATGATGTAAATTCAAAAATAGAAGATTTAAAAACTATTTCTAAAAATAAATATGTTTGTAAGATTATAATAAAGCCGCCGCAAGATACCTATACAACTATTGATGTTTGTGATTGCCGCATAAGCGAGGAATTGTTAAAAATACTGATAACAGAACTTGAAGCAGAAAAAAGCGGATGCGAAAAAGAGTTAAAACAATTACAAAAAGAATTTGAAGAATTATAGGAGGAAGTTATGGAAACAAAATTTAAAATAGGTAATTTAGTTTATTGTATAACACAGATTGATAGAGGTTTTTGGTGTATATTATCTTGCGAACAAATAAAAAGAATACTGATTGATAACGGTGTAATACGATATGGCTTTATAGATAGTTTAGGCAAAATAATATATTTTAGAGAAAGCGATTGTTTTTTAATAAAACAAGAAGCACGGGACGAGTGTAAAAAAAGAAACATTGAACTACAAAAGCAACAAGATGCTTTTACAAAAAGAATAGAGTTTTTAGTTAAAGCATTTCGCAGTCAAAAAAATGCAATAAAGATGAGTTTTATTGAAAAAGAAAACTATCAAGAAATATCTGAACAATTAGAATACGAATTAAAAGGTAAATTTTTTACAATAATATGGACAAAATGATTGAGATAAATAAGATTTACAATGACGATTGTTTGAATATTTTAAAGCAACTTCCGGACAAAAGTATTGATTTGTTGTTGACAGACCCACCGTATGGGGGGGGGGTGCAAGGATAACAGCTTTAAAGCTGACGACGGCAGATTTGGCGGAAAAGGAAGTGTTTTTGAAAAATACAGAGTGCAACGAACGGGCGGAACTTGGAGCACAAAGTATCAAACCGAGCCTGCGGTGCACAGAAGCAGCAAGCCCGGCGGAGCACACAAGAATTATAGCGGTAGCAATATAAGCAATTGGGATATTGCACCGGGTGAAGAAGTTTTTAAAGAGATGTTTAGAGTGAGCAAAAACCAAATAATTTGGGGCGGCAATTATTTTGGTTTACCCCCTACCAGATGCTTTTTGGTTTGGGACAAATTGACGATAAGCGAAAAATTTACAATGGCAATGTGCGAGTATGCTTGGACAAGTTTTAATGCCAATGCAAAGCGAATTGAATTAGCACCGCAAGATAGTTTGCGATTTCATCCGACACAAAAACCGCTTGCTTTGTTTAAGTGGTGTTTAAATTTATTTAGCAAAGAAAACGACTTGATACTTGATTGTTATAGCGGCAGCGGAACAACGGCAATAGCTTGTAGCGAAATAAACAGAAGATTTATTTGTATTGAAAAAGACGAGTTTTATTTTAACAAAAGTGTTGAAAGATTAGAGCGACACTTGCAGCAGCCACAATTGTTTTAAAAATATGATATAATGTAATTATAACTTAATAGAAGTGTTTTTAAAAATGTCCGCAAGACAGGTGATTGTATCACTTTGTATTGACGGGCATTTTTATTTTTGCGGAGGAAAATATGAAACCAAAATATTCAATTGTAAGAATTGACGATAGTTTATATTGTCCGAGCCATTTTGAAAAAATAAATAATGAGTTTGTTTGCGAATACGACGGGAAAAATAAAAGTTGCAGCAATTGCCGATATGGCGACACAAAAACACAACTAATTGACAAGATAACAACCGTAATAAACCGTGAAATGCTTAGCACAAACGACTTTGTTATTCTTGGCGGCAACAAACCTTTTGCTAAAATTTTATCTCATAAACAATTAGCACAAAAGATTGTTGAATTTTTGGGGGTTGAAGAATAATGAAAATAACATTGTGTAGATATTTATTTGATAAGACTTACACGATGGGAAAACTTTTTATTGACGATGTTTTGATTTGCGACACATTGGAAGATACTTATAGAGGCGATAACCTTGTAAATAAAAAAGTTTATGGAAAAACTTGTATACCGTGCGGAACATACGAAATTAAATTAACACATAGCCCAAAGTTTAACAAAATTTTACCGGAACTTTTAAAAGTGCCTTTTTTTGTCGGAAGTAGGATGCATAGCGGAAATACAGTTGAACATACAGACGGTTGTATTTTGGTAGGCAGGATGGTTAAAGGTGGGCTTATTGATAACAGCAGAGATACTCTAAGATATATTTTAAATGCTATGACGGCAGCCGCTGCAAACGGCGACAAGATAACAATAGAAATTAAAGTAGGGTTTTATTAAAGATACTAAGTGATAGGGTTGGTATATAGTAGCATTGTTCTTTAAGCTGGACATCTCAAAAATACTGTGTATGATTACGAGATACTATATTATTGTGTTTAAGCGGAGCTTCCTATCGGCTTCGCTACAAAAAAAGGAGGAAGTATGAAAAAGGTTTTGAGTTGGTTATTGAGTGTAATCGTTGTTTGCTTGGTGTTTGTTGCTGCAGCTTTTGCAGATAACGGAAGCGGCGGAATTACCGGAATTATCGGTTGGGTAAAAACAAATTGGCAAAGTATTTTGGAAATTATAGGTGCGGTTGTAAGCTTGGCAACTATAATTGTAAAACTTACCCCTACACCTAAAGATGATAATTTTTTATCGTCGGTAATTAATTTTTTATCTATTTTTAGTTTGGTAAATCCCGACGGGAGCTTTGTTGGCAAAAAAAAAGATTAATTTTTACACTTGCAAAATGGGGCTTTGTTTATTGCAAAGCCTCAAAAAAAGGTTATATACCTAAAATTGAATTTACAGATAAATTGTATATGCCGATTAGCAACGAGTTTGTGAAAGGTAAATTTATAAAACTTACATGGAGATTTTGAAAATGGAAGATAATAAAAATTGTGTATGTGGATGTGTGGAAAATAATACACCGGATAAAGAAATTGGTGTTTGTCCGGCTTGCGAAGAAAAGAAAGTAGAAGATAAACAAGCTGAAGATTTTAGCTTTATTGAAAGGATGCAAAAAGAACAAGACGAACTTGATACCAAAAGAGTAAAGCTGCAAGAGTTTATAGATAGCGAAACATTTAAAACTTTGGATGAAGAACAACAAAGTTTGTTATGTATGCAGCTTAATTGTATGGCAAATTATGAAATGATTTTAGAAAGAAGATTGTATTTGATAAGGAAGAAACAAAATGGAAAATAAAAAATTAAAAATGCCAAACATTGAATTATTAGAAAGTGATTTGATTACCCGCAAATATACATCTGTTCTTTTTTATGAGGGCAAAAACAATAAAGCACCTACAAATTTTGTTGTGTTAAAAAGTGAAGATAACTCGGAAATTCAAACAATAAAATTTCAAGATGGGGCAATTAACCAACACGGTGTAAACGGTGTTATGAACGAAGATTTAATTGCTATGGTTATAAAAAGATTAGAGTATTGGCAAACAACAGAATTTAAGTGTAGAGAAAATGCCTGTGCCATAACCAAACTTGAAGAAAGTTTAATGTGGTTACGAAAAAGAACAACAGGAAGAGAAAGAAAAGGCATTGAGGGAACACATAAAGTATAGTTATGGAAGAAATTAAAGTTGATGAAAATACATTGTTGCCGACCGAAATTGTTGAGCCAAAGCCGCATTTACAAATGGAATTTGAGCCGGAATTTTGGCGGCAACTTGATGTTAAATTAAAACCGGAACAAGAAAGATTTGCACAGTTTATTGTGCAAGGTAAAACTGCAACCGAAGCCTATTATTTAATGACAAAAGAGTGCAAGGGTAAAGAATTAAACAGAAAGACTTGCACGGAACGAGGTTGTAGATGGTTAAATAATCCGGATATTGTTACCCGAATACAATTTTTACACAGAGCCGTTACACAACAATTCGTAATGAGCGATGTTGAATTACATAAACATTTAACCGAGATAATCCGCAATAAAGGATTAAAGACCGCCGACAGAATAAATGCTATTAAAGTATTGGCACAAATCAAAGGGCTTGCCAACCCGGACACACAAGTAAACACTACACAACATTTTGTAAATTTACAAGTTGAAGTTGTTGACAGTAACCAAAAAGAATTAAAGGTTATTAACGGAAATGATTAAATTGTTTGCGGTTAAAACAATAAAAGAACATTTTAAAAACTTTGCCTTGCAGGATGAACAAGCAGACGAGTTTTTTTCGTCGCTTTTAACACAAGATATAAACGACGGTATGTTTAGTGTTATTGGCAACGATAAAAAAGTTTATGGAATTTTTATAGTTGTAAAGTTTTGGGAAGATAGGTTTAGAATTGAAGCATTTATAAGTAAAGATTGTGGCAATGTAATGTTTCAAATGATAAGTAAGCTAAAAGAAATTTACAAATTAAATGCACCGGTAAGACTTGAGGCAGAAGTGTTAAACAGCTTTGAAAACGGTAAAAGGTTTTTGAAGCTGTTTGGTTTTAAACAGGAAAGTTTAATGAAAAAATATTATAACGGAAAAGATTACTGTTTATTTGTAAAAATTAAAGATTAGATAAATGGATAAAGCAAAACTTCAAATAACCACCAAATTTAGAATTTTATTGGATCCTAATGTAAGATATAGGATTTTTGCTTTTTACGGTGGCAGAGGTGGCGGCAAAACACAATGTTTGGCAAGATGTGTTTTGGCAAGAATTAATGCAAGCAGTAAACCTTTAAGGGTATTAAATTTAAGAGAATTACAAAACTCTATTGAAGAGAGCACATATCAAGTTTATATTGATGCTATCCGGCAAAGCGGGCTTGAGCCAAACTATGATATATATAGCGATAAAATTGTTTGTAAGGCTAACGGCAGTGAAATTATATTTAAAGGTATAAGAGGTAGCGGCGGAAAGAAAACAGGGCAGCAAATAAAGAGTTACGAGGGTTTTGATATATGTTGGATTGATGAAGCACAAAGTTTAAGCAAAGAGCAACTTGACATATTGTTGCCAACTATAAGAAAAGCCGGAAGTCAATTGTGGTTTAGTTTTAACCGACTTGAAGAGCTTGACCCGGTTTGGGTTATTACTTCAAGCGGCGACGAAGATATATATTTGTGTAAAGTAAATTGGAACGATAACCCGTTTCTTACTGAAGCACTTAATACGGAAAGATTAAGATGTAAGAAAAACGACCCGGAAAATTACGACCATATTTGGGAGGGCGAGCCAAAAGCAGAGCCGGACGACTTTTTATTGATAAGCAAAAAAATTATTTTAAAAGCACAAGAAAGAAAAATTGAAAGTTTGCACGATTATATATATTCGCCGAAAATTTTGGGTGTTGACCCGGCACGATACGGCAACGACACGGCGGTATGGTATTTAAGACAAGGTATTTATAGTAAATGTTTAAAAACTATGCCAAAAACAGCAACACCGCAGCTTGTAGATATTACAATAGAATTTTTAAATAAATATAAAATTGATATGTGTTTTGTGGACAGGGGCGGCGAGGGCGGCAGTGTTTGTGATTTTGTAAAGCAAGCCGGATATAAAAATATTTGCGAAATAGGGTTTAATGATAGTAGTAGCAACAAAAGATATGCCAATATTCGTGCAGAAATGTATTGTAAAACAAGAGATTGGCTGGATACAAAAGGTGTAATTGAAGATGATTACGAATTAAGACAAGAGCTTGCAAACATAAAAGTGTTACCGAAAGAAATTATACAACTTGAGCCAAAGACAGAAGTAAAAAAACGAATTGGAAGAAGTCCGGGAAAGGCGGATGCACTTGCTTTAACTTTTGCACGAGATGTTAAAGCAAAAACAGTTATGGAAAGTTGGCAACATAGAAACAGTTATAATAATTTTAGACGACAAGCAACAAACAAAGCGGTTATAATGTAACAAAGCATTAAGTTTTACGACGACAAAAAAATTGCTTGACAAAAAAAAGATTTTAAATTAAAATAAAGTCAACTTAATAGCAGCACTTTTAAGATGTCCGCAAGACAGGTGGTTATGCCACTTTGTATTGACGGACATTTTTTATTTTGTGAGGTAATAATATGGCAGGATTATTTTCAACCCCGAGTGTTCCTAAAATAGAAGTGCAGCAGCCAACACCTGCTGTTATTGACGAAAGCAAAAACAGAGCTAAAACACTTGAAGCACTTGCTAAAAGAAGAGGCAGAGCAGCACAACTTTTGGCAGGCGACTATACAAACAACAACAGAACAAACAATAATAGCAACCAAATAGCCGGACAAGCAATTGCAACTAAATTATTATTAGGACAATAAACAATGGCAACAAAATTGGAAATTGTAAACAAAATTTTAATTAAGTTAGGTTGTGAAACGACAGACAGTTTGACTGCCGATACAAAACCGGTAAGACTTATAAACGAAGTTTACGAGCATATAAAAGAGCTTGAATTACAAAGACACAATTGGCTGTTTGCTAAAAAACAAATAACTTTACAAGGGATTGATAACGACGGAATTTTTAAGAAAAAATTTGAATTACCCGAAGATTGTTTGTTACTGCTTGAAATTGCAGGATTTGGTGCTATTAGCACTTACCCCTATCAATACGGAGCAAACAAAGAATATGATATTGCCGGAAGATATGTTTATACAAACAGAGATAAAATTACAATTGACTATATTGCTAATATTGATGACACAAAACTTGATATAAATTTTATTAATGTGTTTGCTTGTGCGGTTGCTTTTGAACTTGCAGAAGCTATAACACAAAGCGACCAAAAAGTTAAAACTTTACACGAAAAATATCTTTTGGCGGTTAAAGAAGCTAAAAGAATAAATGCAATACAAATGCCTAATATGAGTGTGGGCAGCGGAAGTATTGAAAGGAGCAGATTATGAAAACCGTTGACTACATACTTAAAGATTATGAATTAATGAAAAACAAAAGACACAGATTTGAAAACCTTTGGCAGGAAGTTGCACAACGAGTTGACCCGACACAAGCAACATTTAATACAACTTTACTTAACTTAGAAAGTATACCGCAACAAAAATTTGACAGTAGTGCTGCGAGAGCATTGCCAAAGTTTGCTTCTATAATGAAACAAATTATTTGCCCGAGAACAAGAAAGTGGAGCAAATTTTGCACGACAGACCCTGAACTTACGGACTATTTCCAAGAATATTTTGATGCCGTAACGGAAACAATAAACAAATTAAGATATTCAAACAGAAGCGGTTTTGACAGTGCGGTTGATATGATGTTTAGAGGAGCAGGGCTTTTTGGACAAATGCCGTTTTTTGTTGACGATAGAGTTAAAGACGGTATATATTATAGGACTTTTCCAATGAGCAGTGTTTATGCAAAATGTAATGCTTATGGCGAAAAAGATGTTTATGCAAGAAGATTTGAACTTGACAGACGACAAGCGATTGAACAGTTTGGCGAAGAAAACTTAGATAAAAGTATTTTGGACAACAAAGAGATAGATAAAAAATTTGAATTTATACATTATGTTTGCCCTAATGAAGATATAGACGATAAAAAATTTGATAAAGCCGGTATGAAATATAGCAGCTATTATATAGATGTTACAAACCGTAAAATTGTAAGTGCGGGCGGTTATCACAGTATGCCATATTGTATGAGCAGATTAGATATTTTCCCGACTGAAGATGTATACGGATATGGTGCAGCAATGCAATGTTTGCCGGAACAAAAAGTTTTAAATGCAATGATGCGAATTACAATAAAAGGTGCCGAAGTTACCGCAGACCCGGAAATACTTGTAAGAGATGATGAAGTTGTAAATATAAACCAATTCGGTGTTGCAGGTAGTGTAATTAGCGGCGGTATAGATAGCGACGGCAAACCTACCGTTACGACTATGCAAAGAAATATAAATTTTAATTATCTTGAGAAATTAAGATTAGAACATAAAGAAGCCATTGCAGACAGTTTTTGCATAAACTTATTGAATATTTTAATAAATGACCCGTCTGCCAAAACAGCGACGGAAGTTATGATAAAAAAACAAGAACAAGCAATTTTGCTTGCACCTATGGCAACAAGACAATACCAAGAGTGGGCAGCTATTATGGCATTAAGAGAGTTTGATATACACGATAGAGCCGGACGATTACCACAAATGCCGGAAGATTTGGTGTATCAATTACAAAAGAACGGAAACAAGTTGACTATTGAATTTGAAAGCCCGCTTGACGATGCACAAAAGGGCGAAGAAGCAATTAAAATGAACAGATATTTTGAGGCAACAACACCTTTAATAGAGTTATATCCGGAAATTGCTACGGTTAATAACCCGATAGAAATAGCAAAGATTTATGCCCGCAGTATAGGTATACCGGCAAAAGCAATAAGAAAGGATGTTGATATTGCCGAAGCAATAAAACAACAAAGAGAAGCTGCCGATGCTGAAAGATTACTTAAAGCGGCACCAACATTAAGCGATAGTGCAAAGAATTTAGCGGCTGCCGGACTTGAAGCACAAAGCGGAATTAAATTGATTTAAAGAGGCAATAAATGGGTTTAATAGATACTGAAAAAATTAAAAGATTTGTAGATAGAACAAGAGCATATAAAAGGGTTTTTATAAATGACAATGCCGATGTTAAAGCGGTGCTTGCGGATTTAGGCAGATTTGCACCGGTTGACCCTACGGCAAAAGTTGCAAAGCCGTTTAATAAAAGCAGTAATGAAGTATGGATGATGATAGGTAGGCGACAAGTTGTAGATTATATACTCGGCAAAATAAATATGACCGACAGAGAGTTAAGTAATTTAATTAAACAAGAAAAGTTAAACCAAGAACAAGGTATAAAAATGTAAATGAAGTAAAAATTAAAAATGGAGGACAATGAAAATGGATATTAAAAACACAGATCCAAAACCACAACCGGGTGCCGGCGGCGGCGAGCCAACACCGCAACCCAACAATTTTTTAGACGGATTGGATGAAGATTTAAGAGGATATGCAGAACTTAAAGGATTTAAAGATAGAGAAACTGTTTTAAATGCTTACAGAAATTTAGAAAAGTTTACAGGAGCACCGGCAGATAAACTTTTAAAGTTACCGGATGAAAATGATAAAGAAGCCGTAAATGCTTTTTTAGAAAAATTAGGCAGACCGAAAACCGCTGACGGATATAAAATAAATATCCCGCAAGGGCAAAATGATAAACTTGCAAAAGCAATGGCACCGCTATTTTTTGATGCCGGACTTAGCCAAAAACAAGTTGAAAAACTTGTTGCCGGATGGAACACAATGCAAGAAGCGGAAGCAAAAGTTATTGAACAACAAGCAGCCGAATATGCAGCAGCACAAGAAGCTGAACTTAAAAAAGAGTGGGGCGGCAGATATACAGAAAATTTGGAGCTTGCTAAAAGAGCGGCGACAAGTTTGGGTATTACCGGCGAACAGATTAATGCTTTTGAAAGAAGCACGGATTTTAAAACCGTAATGAATATGTTGCTTAATATTGCAGGAAAATTAAGCGAAGATAGTTTAAAAGGCGGTAGTGCCGGAGCAGGTAAAGATATACTAACACCGGCAGCAGCAAAAGCAAAACTTGAAGAACTTACACACGATGAAGCTTGGAAAACAAAGTTTAATGCAAAGGACAGAGAAGCCGTTGAAGAATTTAAAAGATTAACTTTAATTGCTTCTAAAGCATAATAGAGGACAATATGGATTATAACGAAACAAATTTAAGTATACAAAGAAAACTTAAACAATTGGCAACAACAATGAGAACTTTAACAGCAGAACAACTTGTAGAAGAGTTAAAAGAGCTGATAAAAGTTGTTAAAAGTAGCGATAAGAAAAACGAAAAATAAAGCAGTAAATAAATTAAGGCAACCCTGCTTGCAGGGTCTTATGACAGCTTGAAAGGAAGCTGATACGGGTAAATCCCCGTAGGTAAGATAAGCCTGTTTTTATGTGGTCGGGTAACCGGCAACCTCTATAAAAACAAATATTATCAAATATTTTTATGGAGGTGGCAAAAATGCCCATAACTCGTGACGAAGTGACACTTTATACTACACAATATAGAAGTGTCTATGATATGTTACCACAAGACAAAGGTAGCAAGTTGTTGAAGTATGTATCAATTGAAACCGGCTTAAAAGGCGAAAGTGCCGTGCCTGCCGACCAAATAGGCAAAACAGAAGTAAACGAGGACAATACCGTATTCGGCGATAGCCCATACAATAATGTTGCTACGGCAAGAAGATGGTATCGTCCAAGAAAGTTTAATTGGGGACACCCTTTTCCGGACGACGACAAAGTAAGGATGATTGGTGACCCGCAAAATGCCATTGCTGTTTCTGCAAGAAATGCTTTTGGCAGAAAACTTGACGATGTTATCGTTGAAAGTTTTTTTGCACAAAACAGAACAGGCAAAGACGGCGAAACTTTAACAAGTTTTGACAGTAATAATATTATTGCTCATGGCGATGCAGGATTTACCGTTGAAAAGTTGCTTGCTGCAAAAGAAAGATACAGAAACTTGGATGTGGATATAGATAACGAAAGACCTGTAGTTATCTTAAGCCCAAAAGCAGAAAGACAACTTTTTAAACAAACGGAATATGTTTCCGGTGATTATGGTAAGCCTGTTATGGATGACGGAAAAATAAAATCCTTTTTAGGATTTGATTTTGTTATCATGAACAGATTGCCGGAAGCAAGCAATATAAGAAGTTGCCCTGTGTTTGTTAAAAGTGCCGTAGGTGTCGGTTTTTGGAAAGATTTAAAAATTGAACTTGACAAAAGACCCGACAAACAGTATGTATGGTATCTTTATATGGAGCAAATGTATTCTGCAACAAGGTTGTATGAAGAGGGTTGCTTAAATATTCAAGTAAAAGAAACAGCATAGTAAAGGGGGCTATATGCCCCTTTTGCTTTTTTATTTTGTAGTAAAGAAGTAAAAACTTTAATAGGAGGATAGCTTAAAATGGCTGAAACAAAATGCGAAGAGTTAAAGGCTGAACAAATTACAGCAGCCCAAAAAGGTTGTAGAGTTAAAGCAATTAATTCTACTATAAAAATGGCAGCACAAGCAGCAAACGACTTGATAGAATTAGGCACTATCAAGAAAGGCGAAAGGTTTTTGTATGGAACAATTACAGTAACCCATAGCACAAGCACAGCAACAATTGCCATAGGCAATAAAACAACAGCCGATAAATACAAAGCAGCTGCAGCACATACAACTGCAGATGTGCCAACTGTTTTCGGTAAAACACTTGCACAGGATGTAAACAGTGCAGACGAAGTTGTTTATGCAAAAGTTGGCACCGCCGCACTTCCTTCGGCAGGCGACGGAAAAGAAATAAAAATAACACTTTTCGTAAGTGCAAACAACTAAGTTGACGGTTGTTTTTGGATGTGCCTTTGAATTGTGTTTATAACGGCGGGGTTGCTAACACCGAAGCAGCCCTGCCAGAAAAAAAGAGGTAGGTAAATGAAAAAAATTATCATAGAAAAAGTAGTAAAAATTATTGACGATAATATTGAAGATATACTTGATAAGCAAAAAATAGAACAAGTAGTAAATAGCTTTTCCGTGCAAAATATAATTCTTCCTGCAAATGCAGAAAATATTAAAATTCAAAAACCGCTCGCCTCGTCTATAGATTATGAGCCAATAAAAACACTGATAATTAAAAGCGATGTTGTTATATACGGCAAAATAACAGAACAAGGGCAAGATAGGGTGCTTCCACATTTTAAAGAAATGGAAATTGCCGGAGAAAGTATTGCTCCGTATGGAAACTTATATTTGTCAAATTATAATGACACTATTGCAAATGTAAAAGTAATTATAGGTATTAACAGAGTTGAATAAAAAGGGGTTATAAACAGTGGGCAAGATTAAAGCTATTAAAACAAATTTTAACGGCGGCGAACTTACTAAACAGGCTTATGGTAGAGTAGATTTGGAAGTATACCAAAATGCCAATAAGCAAATGGTAAATTGTTTGCCTACTATTTATGGCTCCGCAACAAAACGAGGCGGAACAAAGTTTGTTACCGACAATATAAAACATTTTTACAAAACTTTACAAGAGATAACCGGTGCAAGTAATATAAATTGTGTAAGCATAGATTGGAAGTTTAACCATTATGTTTTTGGTTGCAACGACGGTTATATTGCAAAATGCGATTTTGATTTTGATAATGTTGTAATTCAACAAGTAGCTGCCGATATTGGTGATATTAAAAGTATTGCTCAAGGATTATATTGGAATACTTTTAACAGATACCATATAACAACTGACGATTACGATTATATCGTTTATCCACAAAATAACGATTGGACAAATTTATATGTTTATAGAAATACCGATATAGGAAAAGCAAAAGTTTTTGATTTAGCAAAAAGAGTAATAAGCGGCGAAGTTGACAATCCCCCTACCGTTGTAAGGTTTAACGGTAAGATTTTAGATTTTATAAACCCGAATTTAGACGGTAGCGATAGAATAGAAAGAACTTTTACAATAAGCGACAACACGACGGAAGATTTTGACGGATTTTATATTGACGACAACAATTTTTTATTAAGAAACGAAACAAATTTGTTTTGGTATCATAGCGGCGAAGTAACAAGTTTAGGAACAAATACCGGCAATATTGTAGGTGCAAAAGTTAAAGACGGAAAAATATATGTTGGTGTAGATAAAACAACTGATACCGGATATGCGGTTTGCTGGGATATTTACGATACCGGCGGCACTTTAATTAAAGAACAGGTTATTGCAAGCCAAACAAATGAATTTAATGTAGAAAAATATATAAAACTTGCCGACAAAGAATTGTTTGTATGTAATTATACAAATAGTTTTTGTGTTTATAGAGGCAAGTTTTTTTGGCTTGATTTTTATAGTGCTTGTTTAGATTTTGCTGTTAAAGACGATAAGGTTTTGTATTGCAACGGCGGTAATGATGTTTGCATTGTAAATGCTTATAGCAACAGTGCCGACGAAAAAAAAGCGATACTTATACCTTTTAAAATAAACAAAAATATAAATTATGTTTTAGAGTTTGGCGACCACTACATAAGATTTTATAAAGACAGGTTACCTGTAACAGATAGCGACGGTGCTGTTTATGAAATATCAAGTCCATACAGTATAAGTGATTTGATTGACAATAACGGAAAAACAAAAATTAGTTGGACACAGTGTGTTGATGTTTTGTATTTGTGCCACAAAAGCTATCCTATACAAACTTTAAAAAGATACGGTAATAATAATTGGATAATAGAAGAATTTAATATTAAAGGCGGTGTTTTTGATAATTTAAACACTGACAACAGCAAATATTTGACTTGTGCAGCAGGCACCGGACTTAAAACTGTTAATGCCGTAGGAGCCGGCTTTAGTTGTAATGTGGTAACCGTAAGACAAGGGCAAGTGCCTGTTGAGGGTGCTTGTTATATAAGATGGTTTTTAAACGATACACAAATTATTGCCGTAAATAATAAAACAGGAATAAACGAAGCTGTTAATTTGTTATATACCTATAGCAGCCAAAACAGTTTGGATTTTACAATAACATCAAGCGGAAATACTATAAATGTTAAAACCGCAATAGATACTTTTGCAGGCAAAAAACTGTCTTTAATAATGGCTATTCCTAACAGTCCGTATTCAACTATGGTATTACTTGAGGGAACTTTTAATGTTTCTGCAGGTGCCGGAAGTGCTATTGATTTATTTACTAATGACGATTTAGGAAAACTTGTAAGATTAAATTATACCGATACAAATACAACAATGTGGGAAGTTGGAAAAAGTGTATCTACAGGAAATATAAGAAAAAGCGGAAACAACTATTATATAGCCAAAAACAGTGCGACAACCGGACAAATTAAACCTATACATACAGAGGGTGTTGTAAGCGACGGTGCCGTAAATTGGGAATATTTACATAGCGGATATGGTGTAGGACAAATAATAGAAGTTGTAAATGCTTCACAGGTTAGAATAAATGTTGACGGATATATGCCCGATTTTAGTAACGGCACTTATTTATGGGAATTAGGTTTGATAGGTAAAGACGGAATTTATCCAAATTGTTGTGCCTTTTTTAAAGAACGATTTGTTTTTGCAATATCTACTAAAAGCGGAACAAAAATTTGTGCAAGTTGTGCCGGCGATTATAACAATTTTAGCGATAACAGTTTTGGCGAGGTTTTGGCAGAAAATGCGATTACCGTTGTTTTGCAAGGTAAAACAGAAAGTGAAGTTTTGTGGATGATACCCGGAACAAAACTTTACATAGGAACTGATAGTGAAGAGTTTATTTTTGGCGAACAGACGGTAGCGGAAGTTTTAAGCCCGACAAATGTAAGTTGTAGTGCTGTAAGTGCTTTAGGCAGTGCAAAAATTAAGCCGCTTGAGATTTTAGACGAAATGTTGTTTGTAAGTAAAGACGAAAAAGAAATAGCTAATTTTACTTATGTAGCAGAAAAAGACAGTTTTAGACCTGTAGCAATAAGTGTTTTGTTTGAGCATTTATTGCATAACGGTGTGAAATGTTGGGATTGGACAAGTAACCCGCATAAAGCTATATGGTTTGTTGACGGCAAAGGTAATTTAAGAACTGTAGTATACGATAACGAACAAAAAGTTATAGGAGCAACAAGACATAATATTGACGGAACAGTTGAAAGTTTATGTGTAATACCGGAGCCAAACGGTAACTATGACGATGTTTGGATTTTAATTAAAAGAACGGTTGACGGTAAAACCGAACGATATATTGAATATTTTAGTTGGGGGTTACCTGTAGAAGAACAGGATGACAATTATAAAAATATACACGGTGTATTTTGTGATTGTGCGAAAGTTTTTGAGTTTACAAGTGAAGTAAGCGAAGTAAGCGGCTTGTATTGGCTTGAAAACGAAACGGTTGATGTAATTGTTGACGGTAAGGTGCAGACACAAAAGACGGTTGTTGACGGAACAATACAGCTTGATAAGCCGGGTAAAGTGATAGTTGTAGGGCTTGATTTTGGCGAAATGTTGATTGAAACTTTGCATTTTAATTTGGGTGGCGACATGGGCACAACACAAGGTAGCACACAAAGAGTAAATAAACTTATGGTAAGGGTAATTGATACTTGCCAATTAAAAGCCAAAGCTACAGGCGGAAACAAGTTTGACACTTTTATTGATAAAGATAATTTACAAAATGGCGATTTTGAGATTTGTTCGCCGGGCGATTACAGTAAAACAATGACAATAACTTTAAAGAACGATAAACCGGTAAATTGTTGTGTATGTGCTTTGATTGCCGAGTTTGCAACAAACCATTAAAAGTATTAAGGAGGATTATATGGCTGGTATAGCAATGGGTATAAGTGTAGCAGCAAGTTTAATTAACGGTATTGTTGCTTATAAAAACGGTATGGCACAGGCGGAAGCTGCAAATATTAATGCACGGATTGCCGATAATAATGCTGCTGCTGTTCGTTTAAAAGGTGTGCAGGAGCAAGATAGAATTTTGAGTAACGGAAAGCAACAGATAAGCAAACAGCTTGTTGCGGCTTTGCAAGGCGGAAGTATGGGCGGCGGAACAAGCGAAAATGCCATTGCTAAAAGTGTATATAATTTAAAAACAGATTTAACAAATACCGCTTATAATTACGAAACTGAAGCTATAGGATTTTTAAACGAGAGTAAATTACAAAAATATTACGGCAAAATGTATAGACAAAATGCAGCCGCAGGGCTTGCGGGCGGTGTTTTGGGAGCTGCAGCAAGTGTATTAAGTATGGGCGGCGGTAGTGCTATAGGCACGGGAGCAACAACAACCGGTGCTACAGCTGTAAGAAGCGGATTACAAAGTTATGCACAAAGCTTAAAACCTATGAGCTTATTGAACAGTGCAAGTAAATTAAGTTTGTTTGCAGCTTAGAGTTTAAAACTCTTTTATATATAAGGAGCTTGTTATTATGGAAATATTGCAAAGTAAAGTTATAGCAGACGGCACAATAAAAACACAGGCACATGCGGCAAAAATGATAAGCCCGCTTGAAAATGCCGACAGGTTGGCTGTTGCTATTTATAATGTTGATAGAGAAAACAAAAAGATTAGAGAAGATAACTTTGAAAGCGATTTAAAACTTAAACAAGCACAGTTTAACGAAACACTTAAAAATATTGATAACGACGATAATTTTCAAACCGCTATTGATAACTACAACAAAGAAATAGACGATTTAGGTAATAGTGTTTTAGGCGAAAAAGAATATAAAAAATGGCAGAGCGAAAAAGGCAAAAACTATAAACAACTTGCAGATTTAGGGTATAAAAGCATATGGCTTGAAAGGAAACAAAAAGAAAATTATACATTGTTGCAAAATGTTGTTGATAAGGCAGCAACCGAAGCGAGTATGATACCGAACCAAAAGGCACTTGTTGAAAAAAATTTGTTTAATGATATTGATAGTAAAACTTTGACACCACAGCAGAAAGAGGGTTTAAAAAACAGATATTTGGCACAGCTGGCACAAGCCGAAGTTGTAAGAGATATAAGGATTAATCCGGACACGGCTTTAAGCAGGTTAAATGCTACCGAAGAAAAAGACGGTATAAAAGAGCCGGCTTTTTACAAAGGGCTTGATAGTGTGCAAAGACAAAGATATATTGAAGCTGCAAAACATAAAAGCGATGCTTTAAAAAATTCCGTAAACAATGTAAGTCTTGAGCCGTTAAAAAACAAGTTTGTTGCAGATTATACAAATACAAAACAAGGTGCTATTGATTGGCTTGAAGATATAAAAAATAACCGTTTGGAAGTTATGAAACAACTTGGTATAGACAATAAACAGTTTGACACTTTTACAAAATGGGCAGACGGAATTGTTAAAAGCGACGACGAACTTGCACTTGAAAAACAAATGACCTTTGATAAATTAGAAGATAAATATAAAGAGTTTGGTATATACAGAGATAATAAAGGTAAAAAGCCGACAATGAAAATGATTGTAGGCAACAAACAATTAAACAATATTGAAGATATAAGTGTTATGCTTGATGAAATAGATACAAATATTGCAAATAAAACTTTTGCCGGATCTAATTTAAAAAAAGCTATCGGTTATCAAAGAGAACTTTATACGGTGCTTGGCGATATGATAGATAATAATAAAATAAAACTTAAAGACAAAAACACTTCTGTTTGGTGGGGCGACACGGTAAGCGAAGATATACCAAAACAAATAAATGCAATTATTGACAGACAGTTTGGTAATGTTTTAAGCACCGACGAAAAAGGATATTTGTATTATAGAGTGTATGCCAATTGTATTGCGAATAATATTGATTTGGCAACAAAAGATAAAAGTGTAAAAGATACCGTTAAAAACAAAATAATTTCGCAACTGTTTACTGATTTTATAAGAGATAAATATAATGTGCCGAATTTTAATGTTGACGGTGTTATAAATAATGGTAATTTAATGACCGTTGTTGATACTATCCAAAGAGCCAAACAAAAAGGTGCTACAAAAGCCGTTTACGGAAATTACGGTGTAAACGGCAATAAACTTGAACTTAAAGACAAAGACGGAAATATAATAGATACAGTAGAATATTAAGGATATAAAATATGAACGAACAACAAATTGATAGTTTATTGACCGATTTACAAACAAAGCGGCAAGACCCTATAAACCCTATAATTAAACAACAACCTATTATAAACATAGAAAATTACAGAACTTTTTACGACAGCGAAAACAAAAAAGTTTTTACTACTAATGCACAAAAACCGGAAGAAGTTTTGTATCATGCCGCAACGATTGATAACCCGAAAAAGAAAGATAATTTTTTTGGGCTTGTGGATTTAGGTGTAAGTAAAACCGATATTGTAAAAAAAGCTTTTGATTTTGTAAGTAATTTTAACCCTGCTGCAAAACTTGTTAATGAAATAAATAAAACAGAAAAAGGAAATGAAGCTATTAGAGGATTTGCCGGAACAAGTGTAGATTTGGCAAGCGGTTTATTTAGAGGGTTGATAAGTGCTGCAGGCGGAGCCGTTAAAGCTGAACAATGGGCTTTAACGAATTGGAGCGATAAAGAGTATACAGACAAACAACTTGAAAAAATTACCGCAAAAACAGACGAATTAAATAAACTTTTAAGAGATAAAACAGAAAAGTTTATGAAGTATACCGGAATTGAAAAAACAGATAAAGACGGTTTTGTTTACGATTTAGCGGGCGGCGGAGCAAGTTTGTTGTTTGCGATAGGTTTAACTGCCGTAACAAAAAGCCCGGCAGCTGCAAGTTATGCTTTTGGACAATATCAATACCAAAGTTTGTATGAAGAAAGTATAGATAAAGGATATAGCCCTATGCAAGCCCGCAAGATAGGGTTTATCGGTGGAGCTTTTGAAACAGGGCTTGAATTTGTTGGCTTGCATTTACTATTTAGAAGTTTAGAAAGAAACAAAGGTTTTAAAAGAATTTTAGGAAGTTTTTTAAGTGAGCTTTTTCAAGAGGGCGGACAACAAACAGCCGAAGAAGCAATAGCTAAAATATATAAATTAAGAGAGCAAACAACTTGGCAGACCGTTAAAAATATCGCAATGGCGGCTTTAATTGGCGGTATTTGGGGCGGCGGTGCAGGTGTAATTAGTAATATTGCAACAAGTGCAACAAAAGAGTTGGTAGAACAAGGCATTGAACAAAAACAAGCCGAACAGCTTACAAGTGCCGCTATAAAAGCAGGATTGAGCGACGACACAATAAATATAGTTGAAAAAGGTATTAAAGATGAGCAAAGCCCGGTAACATATAAAAATGCCGACCCGAGAGAAACTTATAAAGAGTTTGGCGATAGTGTAAAAAAAGCACTTGAGCCACAACAGCAAAGAGGAATTGAGATTGAATTTTTGCAAGCTAAACAAAATTATAAAGATTATTTATTAAGAACACAAGCGGCAAAAACAGAAGAAGAAGTAGAAGCAGCAGCCGCACAGATAGACAGTTTGGCAAGAACGGCTTTTGAACAGGAAGATATTAAACCGGCAGATTACTATAAAAGATTTCATATAAATACAATAAGCGATAATATTGAAGATAACGAACGAAATATTGACGACACAAACATAACTATGGATGACGATTTTAACCCGCTTGAATTTGACCCGGAAGAGCAGGCAAGATATGAAAAAGAAAAAGAAGATTACGAAAATTGGCTTGCAAAAGAACAAGCCGAAAACGGCATAAAAAAAGATTTTAAAACTTATAAAAAATTGCTTAGCGATATGGGTATAGGTGCTATTAGAAAACCAAAGCCCGGCGATACAAGATATACAGAATATAAAGAGTTAAGCCCGAGAATTAAAAATGCTTTTTTTGTTGACAGCAATATTGCTATGACATGGGATGAAGCAGAGCAATTATTACAAGAACACAACGGCGATACAGCCGATATTTTTGAATATTTTAGAGATGTTGATAAAAAAGTGCCTGTAGGACAAAATACTTATTTACAAAAAGCAATAGTGCCGATAAATAGAGCCGATAAAAATAATTATGTGTTTCAAATAACGGCTAAAGATTTAATTGAAGTAAAAACAAGAAACGAAATACAAAATAAGTTGCAAAAAATTTTTGGAACTTATGAAGAGTTGGATGCTTTTGTAGAGGGTGAAGATAATAATATAGACGAGCTTATGTTTGTGTTGAGTAACAGTTTTATGGCAGATTTAGAGTATGCTGCAAACGAGAGAGATTACGATGCAACACAAAGTATTTTAGATAGAATAAAAAAAGATATTGTTGAAATTTCTAAATTAAAAGACTATAATAATGTTAATGAAAAAGAAAAAGAAAGTAACAACTTATCAAATACCTCAGGAAACACTGTATTGGGGACAAAAGAAAGTGCCCAAAGGGTTTTATATTCTAACCCCGCCAAAACCGCCGACCTACAAGTAAAAGATTTTTCTGTAGAACAACTTAAAAAAATAAACGATAATATAGTATTGTTTTTGTTTTCTAACAAATACGATGCGGAACAAAATTATATTGTAAGTTTGGAGCCACAAACACTTAAACTTTTAAAAGAAAATAAAATTAAAAATGTTAATGAAAATGGAATTTTTGTTAAAGGTGTAAAAGATTTTAACGATACTTCCGCTATTGAAACGGATAAAAAATTTTATTCTGCCGAAGATATACAAAAAGTTATAGACGGTTATACTAATTTAGGAAATACAGAAAAAGTTGATTTTTATAAAAAACTTTTAAATAAATTTTTAAAATTACAAAACGATTTTATGCAAGTGCAAGATAAGTTGAGAGCTTATATTGCAAAAAACACACCAAAGCAAGATTTGCAACAGCAATCACAACAAGAACAAATGCAACTGCAAAGCGATATGCAGCAGCCGTTGTTGGATATTTTTTATCAATCTGCAGCAATGTATTTAAATAAAGCAAAAAATATTGCCGATTTTGTTAATTTGATAAATAGCGGAAAATTTAAAAGAAAAACCTATTATAGATTTTATAACAAAGATAAAATTGGTTTTGATTTAATTAGCGATACTTTGTTACATGACGACAAAAGACACCCAGATTTAACTGTGCAAGATTGGATAGACATTGAACATAATATTGATAATATTTTTGATTTTAATTTTAGCCCGGATGTTAAGTATGACGGTATAACCGTTGTGAAAATGGGAATAAAAAGCAAAACAGCAAAGTATGGTGTATGTTTAGAAATATTAAAAAATGGAAGAATAGTAATAACAACTGCATTTAAAAACAGTTTGGACAGTGTTGGTATTCAACAGTGGATAGATAAAAAAGAGAAGAAGAGCCCCAAAGCGACTGCACCTCTCAGTCAAGGTCAAGCATTAGACAAAGCTAATGTCGTTCTCTTTGGTAGCCCTTCCGGTATAAGTATAAAACAAATTTACGATTATGTCAAGAATATCGTTGGAGGAAAGTTTTATCAAGACGAACAAAACCCGAGAGGAGCCACGACGGTTTATGATAGACAGTATTATATTGATTTGTTTAGTAATGCAGATAAAACAACCTTGTTACACGAAACGGCACATATATATTTAAGCGAAATTAGCCGGTTTGCTGCCGCTAAAAATGCAACCAAAAAAGTTTTAGATACAAAAACTAAACTTGACAGCTGGCTTGGTAAGCCGGACGAAAACGGCAACTATTCAAAAGAACAACAAGAAAAGTTTGCAACAAGTTTTGAAAGTTACCTTGCAGACGGCAGAGCACCGACCGCTAAAATGAAAACGGTTTTTGAAAAATTTAAAGTTTGGATAAGCCAAATTTATGACAGTGTTAAAGATTATTTGCCTAAAATTAATGACGAAGCAAAAGCATTTTTTGATAGCATTTTAAGTAAAAGTTACAATGTGCCGGATAGTAACATTTATGACGGAAAAGTTGAAGCAATAAAGCAAGTAATTGAAAATACTAAACAAGGTAAAGTAAGCGAAGTTGACGGCATTACTATTGACAAAGTGTATGATTTGCTTAATTTAGCTTATATGAGAAAACCTAATAAACCGAGTAAAAATTTAAAGCAACTTTTGAACGACAAAAATATTTACGATTTTGACGAATTAAATAAAGCCGGAGCAGATAAAGTATTGAAAATATTAAAAGACGGCGGATATGTTAAAGACGATACTACCGCTGAAAAAGCCGTTGAAATTGCCAAAGCCGCACTTGACGGCAAAACGATTTACAGATTGGCGGACGGTTGGCGAATTAAAGGCGATATTGATTTTAGAAAAAATTTAAGAACTTTGGAAAAGGTTATAGATTTTAACGAGATTGACAGTGTGCTTGAAAAGATTTTAGAGCTGCAACAAGCCGGATATAGACAAGTTGAACAACAAGATGTAAAAGAAATGGAAGATTATAGCAGAAAATTGTTTAGTGCCGATGTTAAGCAGGCGAAAGGGTATGTTGCTGAAATTATAGAAAAGTTGCACAGAAAAAGTTTTATTGATAAAGCAGCTAAAAAACAAATGATGACCGACTTGAATTTTAGCAGCACACTTGAAGAGATACAAGAAAGTGTTTTAGCGGTTATTGAAGATTTAAAAAATGAAATTGAACTTGTAAAAGAAAGTTTAAAACAGCCACACAAACCAAGAATAATAAAAGACAAAACGGTTTTGCCCGGAAAGAAAGCGACCGAAGAAGAAAAAGAACAGTATAAAAAGTATATGAAAGTAAGAATTAACAGACTGTTAAAGCAAGTTTTGCCCGGAAAGAAAGGCAACAACAAAGTGAGCAAGTTTGGTAATATTGAAATTGAAAGATTTTTTGAAGAGTTAAACAAAATAAATAAGTTTACAATTGAGCAAGCAGAAAAAGAGTTAATGAACAGATTTGTAAGAGATAATGAGTGGATTTTGAAAGATGAGAAAGGCGAGGGTTTTGGAAATATTGAGAAAATAAAAAATATGTTTTTAAATTACAAAGCCAAAAAGATTACAAGTAATAGTTGCGAATTGTTAAAAGAACTTTACGACAGTTTAGAGAAAATAAATATTTTTGGAAGAAACGAAAAACAAATAAATGATTATTTAAAAAAGAGCGAGCAAAGCGAAAGTATTGACGAGCTTTTAAATAATATTGAGAAAAATAAAAGCACCGGTAAAATTAGCGGTTGGTTTAAGACCGCTTATAATTATACTTTAGCTAATTGGTATAGTTGTATAAACAGTATTGCCGGACAAGCCCAAGCAGAAAAAGATGCTTTAGAGCTTGCAGAAAAGAAAGTGTTTACACAGGCTAAAAGCATTACCGATAGAGTTATACAAAGAAGTTGTAAAGTTTTAGGGCTTAAAAGAACAAGCCAATTTGATGCTAAGATAAATGAATATTTAAAAGAAAAATATGTGTTTATACAAAACTATATAAACCATAAAGGTGTTGAAGTTGCAGAGAAACAAACATTAAATAAAATGCAACTTATTTGTTGTTATATTTGGGCTAAAAACCAAAAGTTAAAAGAGAGAATTATAAGAGCTTACGGCAACGAACAGTTTAATCAAATGATGGCAAAACTTGATAAACAAGATATGCTTTGGGGCGACATATTACAAGAAGAAACCGCCGGTATGTATGACAATGTTAATGCGGTATATGTGCGGATGTATGGGCTTGATATGGGACAGGAAGAAAATTATTTCCCGAGCAACACAGAACGAATACAGGGCGATATGGATTTGTTTAAAGATTTTATTTTAAGCACAACGAGCCCGAGTTTTATTAAGGGTAGAATTGACACTAATTTAATTCTTATGAAGTTTGATAATCCGGTAAAAATAGCTTTTAACCATATAACAAAAGCTACAAGATATTCCGTTATGCAAGAAAAGTTAGCGGGTATTTACAAAAAATATTTGAATACCGGAATTGAAAAAACATTGAATAGAATTTATGGTAACGATAAGATTTTTAACTATATTAAAAAAATGTTGGATAATATTAGATTTACAAATTTTACAAAGCAAGTTGATATTGTTAATAGTATGTTTGACCATTTTAGTAACACTTATGTGTTGACGAGAATTGCAGGAAAACCAAGTATAATGATTAAACAACTTTTATCTTTTACAAATTATATGGAAGATGTTGACAGCAAGTTATGGATAAAGCATTTTGCAAAAATGATGGCAAACCCTGCAAAGTTAAAAGAAGTAAAAGAGTTTATGTATAAACATAGCCCATACTTAAAAGCAAGATATGAGAGCGGTGCACAAAATGAAGCACTTGAAAAAGCTATGGAAGCACAGGCACAAACGATTTTAAAGATAAAAACTTTTAAAGGGTTGTTATCTCTTATGACAAGGGTTGGTGATATAGGAGCAATTGTTTATGGCGGTTACCCTATGATACAAGCACAGCTTGAAAAAGGTGTTGATATTAAAACGGCTTTTGAAAATTTTGAAAAAGCTACACTTAGGAGCCAACAGGCAAACTTTGCTTCTACATTAAGTAATTGGCAAAACTATTTTAAGAACGACCCTATGCTTAGAGCTATTTTTGCTTTTGGAAATACACCGGCACAATACAGTAGAAAACTTGTTGATGTGTGTTATAAAATGGCACACGGCGACGAAGATTTTTGGAAAGGAAAAGGATTTAAAACTTTAGTGTTATATGGTGTTGAACAGAGTTTTGTTTATACTTCGTTTACTTCGCTTGCATTATTAAACGGTTTGGTTAGCGGCGATTGGGATGATTTAAAAGACGATGTTTGGTTGAGTTTGTTTCAAGTATCAAACTTTTTAGGTGTGCCGGTATTAGGGCAACTATGGAATATGTTTGTATCTATGGCATTTACAGATAATACAGTATACGGTAAAACGGTGCCGATAATAGACGATTTTACAAACTTTTTAATGCAAGCTAAAAAAGCATACAACGAGGGCTTTGATTTGGATTTTGAAGAGTGGATTAATACAACAGATAAACTTGCAAGCATAACTACAGGTATACCAATTAAAACTTTATATAATACTTGGATTAGCTCGTGGATAGACATATTGAACGGCGATTACGGAAAAGGGTTAGCAAAACTTTACGGAGCGACAGAAAGCAGGGCTAATAAAATTTTTGATTGAAGTTTGATTTTAAATAATAAATAGAGATGTCCGCAAGGTGCCTAAGGCACGGTATTTAAAAATACAGTGTTAAAGGCAATGTGGGCATTTTTTATTTATACAAGCGGCTGAGCCGCTACAAAAAAACAGGAGGGTTGTATGGCAATAAAAGTAACTACATTTAAACCGATTTATGAAAACAACACAAGCACACCGCAAGCAACTGTGCTTAGTGCGGCAAACAATGTTATTGTTGTTAGCGGTATGAACAACAACGGTATTTTAAAGTTTGAGATTTCCGTTGACGGTGGAACAACTTGGGTGGCTGACGATAGTTTAAATTTTGAGGGTAACGGAACAATAACTTTAGAAAAGGTTAATGCGATTATAAGAGCAGATGTTACCGGTGTAAATAATGCCGGCAATGTTAAAGCATTATTAGGCTTTTAAGGAGGTTTAAAAATGGGTATAGCAAAAAACAGAGGCATTGGTGCTGTTGCCGGTAGCGGCGGAAGCGGCGGCGGCAGTAGCGATAAAGTAGCACTTATTGCCGTAGGCAACCAACCGAGCACACCGTATAATGTTGGCAACAAGTGGTTTTATGACGGAAAAATTTACACGGCTTTAACCACAACAACAGCCGATGACGGACAGACGCCCGCATTTAATACTACTTATATTTACGACGGAAAATATTATTGGTGGAACGGCTCGGATTTGGTAGCTGTTGACGAAACAAAGTTTGTGCATGTGGACGGCGACGAAACTATTGGCGGACTTAAAACTTTTAGTAAGGTTGTAAGAGCCAAAACACCGCCGCTTGATGCAATTGATAACGAAGTAACAACAGCAGAGTGGGTATTTAACCATACTTTGGCAAGCCATAAAGAGTTTGGTGTTGATATTGCAGCCGACGGAACTGCAACAAGACTTTACGGAGCTGTAGGATGTAGTTTTGCCAAAAGCACCGACACCGAAGCGGGCACCGATGATTTTAGACAGTATGATATTTTTGATACTTACGATGTGCTTGTTAAATATAATGCGATTACCGGCAAAGCAGAGCTTTTTGCAACTGAGGGAACTTGGGAATTTGAGCATTATAGAGGATTGCCGGGATTTTATGATTTTGTTGCCGTTAAAATTTATTGGTATAAACTTCAAATTTTGAGTGCAGGCAATGTAAGAATTTTGGTAAGCCCGGAACAAAAAGCCGGTTACAATGTAAGCCCGGCACATTACCGCAACGGTGTGTTGCACGAGTATGTTTATATTGCAAAATATGTAATTGGCAACAAACCGTTTGTTGTTGAAATTGACAGTGTTACGGCACCGGAACAACCTTATACCGTAGGTTATAAGTGGTTTGATAGCGGAAAAATTTACACGGCTACAAGCGAAACCGAAACCGACGGCGGTGTTGATACGAAAAAAAACACAAGCTATTTGTGTAATAATGTTTATTATTATTGCGACGGTGAAGAGCTTGTTGCACAAGCAGACGAAGAGCCGTTTACTATTGCAAGCGGTAACCCGCCTATGGTAAGTAAGACTGTTGTGCAGTTTGACACTTTAGCTAAAACAAGAGGATTGAGCCTTTTTGGACTAAAAGAAATAACTACTTTACAGTTGCTTGCAACCGTTAAATATGCAAGCCTTGATTGGCAAACGAAAATAGGTAAAGGTAATACCGCCGGATGGAAAGGCGATGCTAAAGCTGCAACGACAGAAACAGACGAAAATTTTGTTATTGTAGCGGCTTCGGCTTTTAGTGCAGCAAACCTTACCGTGCCTGCAACAATGCAGTGTATAGGTGTTGGAACTTCCGATGTAACAACTTGGTATAAAGTTTTAAGCATAGAAGATGTTACCGTTGATAATGTTGCCTGTAAAAAAGTGTTTATTGCCGGTAAAGTAAGCACGGCAGCTAATGTAACCGTTATTTGTTTAGGTGTGCAATTGACGGGTGGTGGCGATAATGTGTTAGGGCTTGACGGCGAAAACACAGCTAACGGGGTGCTTAATGCAGAAAAAAGACCGATGGTAAATTTCGGTATAGAGGGGCTTGTTGGCAATGTAGGACAATATGCCGGAAATACTGTTAATAAAATTGCTAACAGTGCCGGGAAAATATTAAGCAATCCTAACCCGGAAGAAGCTACAACCAATTACCCAACAACAAGCGACGATAAAGGATGGGAAGTTGTTACTACCCATATACCTACTACAAACAGAAACAATTATAAATTTTTACCGTCAACAGATTTAAACATAGATGCCTTTTTGTTTGGCGATATTAGCGGTGGATTGACGGGCGACCAACAGTATTATACCGCAAGTGCCGGTATTAAAAGAGTATTTTACGGCGGCTCCTGTAACTCTGGCGGGAATGCTGGGGGCTTCTTCCTGACTTGCAACATCGACTTGTCCGACCGCACTCGCGATGTCGGCGGTCGCTGTGTTTTTGTTCCGTAATACCCTTTTGAGAGGGATTTTAAAAGGGGGAACCCTCCCCCTTTTAGTAAGTTTTTAAAAGAAGTAAAAGTGCTTTAAGCACAAGGACATACCAAATAGGCGGCACCTGTAACAATGGCGGGAATGCTGGGGGCTTCTACCTGAATTGCAACAGCGACTTGTCCAACCACAATCGCAATAACGGCGGTCGCTGTGTTTATAGTAAACATTTAAAATTATTGTTTGGTGTTGTCCGTAGCTCTTGCTAAAAATATTTCAACAAAGGGCGGGGTTAGTAAGCCTTGTAAAAGGATTTGAAAGCTCCGGAAGATATAAACACTACTTTAAAAAGTGTGTTAAAAAATGAAAAGAATAGCTTATTTAATTACTGAAGAAAAAATTACAAACGAATATTGCAAAAAGATAATTTTAAAGGCTGCTAAATTTAAAGATAAAAGAAAAAATGTTAAAAAGGTTTTATGCAATTTAGATTTGTATGCCGAGAAATTAAAAGAAATTATTTTAAAGGGCGGATATAAACCGAGCCCGTATATGGTTTGTAATGTTGTTGACCAGCCGAGCGGTAAGCATAGAGTTTTACATAAGCCGGTATTTTTTCCCGACCAATGTGTGCATCATGTGCTTATTGATTTGGTTTATGATAGGTTAATTAAAAGATTGGATCCTTATGCAATAGCTTCTATTCCGGGCAAAGGTATTCATTACGGGTATAGAGCTATTACACGGTGGTTAAATAGCGACAGAAAAGGAACAAAGTATTGTTTAAAGTGCGATATTTGCAAATGTTACGACAGTATTAAACCGAAGTATGTTATTGAAAGTTTTAAGAAGTTTGTTAAAGATAAGAAATATTTAAGCTTGTTATCTGCCGTAGCTTTTAGTTTGCCGCAAGGGTTGCCGCTTGGTAATTATACAAGCGGTTGGTTTGAAAATGTTTTGTTGCTTGAACTTGATACGGTTATAAGAAACAGTAACGGTGTTGGTTATTATCTTCGTTATGTGGATGATTTTATAGTTTTGTCCGGAAACAAAAGAAAGCTACATAAGTTGGTTGCTGTTATAGTTGAAGTGCTTGCTAAAATTGAGTTGACTTTAAAAAGTAATTGGCAAGTGTTTCGTGTAGCTGTTCGTGGTATAGATATGTTGGGCTACAGGTTTTTCTACGGGTATGTTTTGTTAAGAAAAAGAAATTTATACGGACTATACAAAACTATAAAAAACTTTATTAAAAAGCCGTGCCGGTATTGGGCGGTAAGAGTTTCCTGTAGATTGGGAAGTTTGAAGTGGTGCGATAGTTTTAATTTGCAAAGTATGATTGCAGGTAAAATAAATATATTAAAAATGAGAGCTTTAAGCTCCAGGAGGACTGTATGAAAACAAAAATAAATGAAGTGCCAAAAGACAATTTGTTGATGGTAGAAAACGGCGGGATTGTTGTTATAACACTGTTTAAAAATGTGGTTAAACTTGAGGGCGAGGATAGCGGATATGAAGCCGATACCGTAAGTTTTAGTTTAAGACCGGAAACAAATTTGAGAGAAAGGGTTTTAGCAAAATTTGATTGGTATTGGGATAGAACTATTGCAGCCGTTTTAAATGAAGCAAAAGCAAGAAAGATAATTGAATTGAAAGAGCTGCTTGCTTCAAGTGACTTTTATGCTTTAAAACACACTGAGGGAGCTTTAAGCGAAGCTATGTGGAACGAAGCCAAAACCACAAGAGCTGCTTGGCGAAAAGCTATTAATGATATTGAAGTTTGCACAACATTGAGCGAAGTTGAAACTATAACCTATCCGGATAAAATTAAAAAGATACAAGAATAAAGGAGCCGGTTAAATGAATATATCCGTTGAAATTGGTATTGTTATAGTTACAAATTTAGTGTCAATTGGGGCTTGGATAGGCGGTGTAATTAGCTTTAAAAAACACATAGTTGAAAAATTAAATGATTTTAAAGAACAACAAAAAGCAATAAAAGAAGAATTTAATAAGAGTATTGAACGATTGGAAGAAAAACAGGATAAACATAACAACCTTATTGAAAGGATGTCTATTGTTGAACAAAGCACAAAATCCGCACATCACAGAATTGACGATTTAAAAAACGAGATTGAAAACAAGAAATAAATGCTTATTTTTTTATGGCTTTTTGTTTGCCCCTATTTTGCCCCTGAATATGAAACAATTGAAACGATTGAAACGATTGAAACGATAATATTTTAATAGGTTTTAAGACGACAACTTGATTTATAGACGATGTTTTTTGATTTTGTTAAAAGTGCCTTGTTTGCCCTGAAGAGCCGAAACAACCTGCACGACAGAGCGAATTTATTTGCCCCTATTTTGCCCCATAAGTTTATTTTTATTAAATTTATGGGGCTTAACACAATCCGTATTATATAATATTATTATTTAATTTTTCCACAGCTTCAACCAAACTTTTATTTGGTGTAGCATGACCGTATCTGTTTGTCATTTCAAAACTACTATGTCCTAATAAATCTTTTATATTTGCTTGATTTTCGTTTGCTCTTCTTAAATGAGTTGCAAAGGTATGTCGGAAGCACCTATAAGATTTATCCGTTATACCTAACTTTTGTAACTTTTTATGAAATATATGCGAAATTGAACTTGTGCTTTTTATTTCGGCTTTTGGGAACTGAACAAGTAATTTATCTTTTTCAAAAAGATTTTGTTTTTTAAGTGCCAATAAATAATTATAAATAGGGTTTGCAAGCGGTATGCCTCGCTCCTTTCCGGTTTTTGGAGCAACCAAGATTAAAGTTTTTGTTTCCCATATAACATTATCTATTGTTGCGGCGATAGCTTCCTCAAGTCTTAAGCCGCAATAATAACCTAAGTATGCCATTGTAAGCCAACCACCCGTAAAGTTTTTAAATATCTTTTGCAGCTCTTCATCCGTAAAAAATTTTGGTATTACTTCTTGCTCCGGAAGTCGCTGCAAATCCTCTAAAACATTTCGGTTGGTATAATTCCAATGTTTCATTTTTTTAGACATTACCGCAAGTGTATTTAACTCTTTATTGATTGTTGAATTTCGCAAGTTTGGATTTTGTTGTTTCCGTTGACCTATATAACTTTCAACCAACTTCAAATTAAATTCCGACACATAAGATATTTTGGTAATATTGATAAAACTTTTAATTACACTATCATCTCTAATTTGTGATTTTTCCGGTAGGGTTTTTCGGAAGTTTTTAAATTCAGTAACAAACTCACTGAATTGACGATTACGAGGTGCAAGATTGTATTCGTTACGGATAATATCCTCATTAAGATTACGGATAACTTCGTCGGCAAGCGACTTTGATATTGCACCTAAAGTTTTACGGTATTTTACATCTTTACCGTTTTCTTTTGTATGCCAACATTTATAATAAGATTTTCCTATTTTCTGTAAATAGTATTTCATTTTATTTTACCCTCAAAACAAATCTTTAAAACAAAGTTTATATAAAGATTTAATATAAATTATTACAATAAAATCGTCTTTGTCTTTACCGAAACAAAATAAAACGAGTTGCCAAACTTGATACACAAGAACAAACGGAAAAGTAAAAACAAATATTCCTATAAAGTTTGCACCGGCAAGGAGGAAGCCAATTGTATAATAAATAATATTACTCATTATTGTTGTTTTTAATTCAATCTATCTCTTAAATCGCTTGATAAATTATTTAACTCTTTAATATCAAAAGACACACGAAGAGCAGGGTATTGTGTTAAATCTCGGTCTAACGATATAAAACCTAATTTAATTAAATCCTCTTTTTCTCTATACGGTTGTTTAAATTCTTTATTTATGTAGTCGTGAGAAAACTTTAAGTATTCTAAAGAGAGATTTTTGTTATACAATATTAAAAATTTATTTGTTTGGATATAAAACAAAAACAAAAATATAATTATTGATAACATTATTAGTATTTTAAAAATTCTGTCTAACATATATTACTGCTTCCTTTTCTCTTCTAAAAATTTGATTTTCTCTTCTAAAAATTTGATTTTTTCTTCTTTCACTTTTAATTTTTCTTTTAAAATTTCCATTGTTAAAGAGTTGTTTTTGTTTATTTCCTGTTGCTGCTTCCCGGAATTAAACAAGCTAACATTTACATCCGAAAAATTTTTATTTCCATTTAATAAATCCTCTACAGATATATTTAATGCCTTTGCTATTTTTTGAATAGTATCTAATTTTAATGTGTATTTTCCGGATAACATCCGACTAACCGATGAGGGTTTTGATTTTATTTTTTTTGCCAAATCTTTTTGAGTAATATGTTTTTGTTTAAGGGTTTCTAAAATTTTCAAATAGGTTTTGTCGTGCATAAAAACACCTCCACTTGACATTTGTGTTAATTTTATGTTATTTTATTAGCATAAAATTAACATAAATAAATTAAAGGGAAAAATATTATGTCCGCAAAACATACTATACGAATTGATAATCTTAAAAATTTTAATAAAAAAAGTCGCTGCTTTCTTGCGGACACGGCGATTTTCAGGTTGGAAGAAATAAGTTATGAGCTTATTTCTTCCGCCTGTTTCCCCAACAATATTATACAACACGGTTAAAGTAATTTCAAATTTTAACTGTGTTTTTATTTTTTAAAAATAAAAAAATGGAGGTTGTCCGCAATGAAACAAGGATTTGAGTTTGTTAAACAAATTAGAAGATTGGAGATTAAAAGAGCTATTGAAGATTTAAGAAGTTATCAAAAAGAAGCCGAAGAAACAAAAAAGATAGCCGGACAGTTGGGGTATCCTACATTAGAAAGCTACGATTATGCACTTGTTGCCGAGTTAGTTGCAGCAACAAGCAAAGTAAGCAAACTTTTTAAAGTAAGAAACAGTTTTGATTTCGGAGGTGTTTGTAATGCTTAAATTATTAATACGGTATATTGTAAGAGGTTTTAAAAAGAAACAACAAGATAAGCAAGACGACGATATTATGTATAAAGTTGTATGGTTTAACAAAAACAAAAATATTTTCCAAAAGATAATATTGTTGTTTCAAAACTTATCTTATTTAAATGAATTGCTTGAAGAAGATAAAAAAGAAACGGATTTTTATCAAGAACATCCGGATGTTTTTGATGCACCTAATTATGAATTGGCAGTAGAAATAAATATTGCTTCTCACAATGTTGCAGCACTTACAAGGTGTTTGTTTATGTTTGATAGTTGTAGGGGGTGTTAAATGGCTTACGGCACTTTTATGAGTATGAAAGATATAAAAAAAGAGTTTGCTATTAAGAGCACGGCAACTATGATGCGGTTTGTGCACAGAGAACAAATACCCTACATAAAAGAAAGTGCAAAAATTATTTTGTTTCAAACGGTAGAAGTTATGAAAGTTTTAGAAAAATTTAAAAGAAATACCTGTAGGTATTATTAGGAGGAGCCGTGAAAAAATTAAGTAATAAAACTAAAGATAAAATTTATCTTACTGTTTTTTTGATAGGCATTATGTGGTTAGTAGTTTTATTGTTTATTGCGATTGTAAATTTGTTTGCCGAAGAGCAGCAACCCGTTTTAACAGATACAGAACTAATAAACAAATATTACACGGAACAGACAATAAAAAACGAAATAGATTATTTGGCTATGTGGGAATATACCGAGAATATGAGCGAAGAAGAATATTACAACACTTTTTATAAAGACGAGTTAAAGGAATATGAATATGTGCAACAAAACTTTGCCGATAAATACTGTGGTTGATTACTACAATTTGGCTACAGACGAAACAGTTAAATTAAAAGTGGTTTTAAACACAAGTAATATTTTTTGCAAAGGTTGTTATTTTTATGCAGCACAAAGACATTGTCCGGATAAGTGGGCTTGCGGTAAGGTTGCCCGGACAGATAACAAAGCAATAGTTTTTAAAAAGATATAGAGCTTAAAGCTCGTGCAAGGTTGTATAACCAATAAAGGTCGAGATTAGCACTCTTGAATAACTTGAGTTATGCAGCCTTGCGAAAAAAAATTGACTGTGTGTAGCTCAGCAGTAGAGCGGCTTGGTGTAAACAAGCGACTGTTACAACATATAAACTTAATCAATTTATGTGTGTTGGTAACATAGAGATTGATTATCTCGAGGCATAGGTGCAAACCCTATCACACAGGCAAAACGGGGAAACAGGAGGATAACTTGAAAATTTATTATTGTGAACAAAGAAGCAAGCAGTGGTATGCTTTGCGGTGCGGTAAACTGACCGCCTCGAATTTTCATTGTATGCTTGGCAATAGTTGGACAAGCCATAGTTATTTAGTTGAAAAAGCACTTGAGCGACTGACAAACAAATGTGTGCAACATAGATTTTGGACAGAAGATTTGCAACGAGGTATTGACCTTGAGCCGGAAGCTGCAAGAGCCTATGAACTTGTAACCAACAATAAGGTTGTGCATGTAGGTTTTGTTGAACTTAATGAGTATGTAGGATCAAGCCCGGACGGTTTGGTTGGCTATGACGGGATGATTGAAATTAAATGTCCAAACGAAAAAAACTTTTGGATTATTGAACGAACACAAAAAATTCCGCCTGCACATTATACCCAAATGCAATTTAATATGTGGGTATGTAAAAGATTATGGTGCGACTATGTTGTTTTTTCTACTATGGAACAACCGATAATAATTAGAGTGCCGAGAAACGAAAAATATATAAAAATGATTGCTGCCCGTGCGGAAGAAGTAAACATAATGATAGATAGATACGGTAAAAAGTTTTATTATACCGTGCAACCAAAAACTTTGAAATTTAAAAAGGCAGGTGTTTTAAGTGGATTTAAACCGGTGCAAGTGTTTTAAACCTAAAGTAACGACAATGTTTTTAGATATAGGTTGCTATGCTTCTGCAATAAGTTTATTGTTATCGGAAATTTTTATTGTTGTATGCACAACAAAATGGTGTTTGTATGGTGCAACCGGATATACGGATGCTTACTTTTTGTTTATATGTATAATTGTAGTTTTTGTTGCAAAAACAGATATTGAATTTTTATGGGCAAGCAGAGAATTTATTTATCAAATGGTAGAGGTAAAGAAATGAGAATAGGCGGCAAAACAGCAGCTTGTATTAATATGATAGCGGCACAACAAAAGATAGATAATTTTAAGAGAAAATATCTTATTTTTACTTCCGATAAAAAAGATTTTTTTAGTTTGCTTTGTGCAATATTGTATAAAGTTGACATTGAGAACGGTAAATATATTTATGAACAGCTACAAATGGATGCTCCAGATTTTATTAAACAATACAAGGTGGTAACAAATAACAAATGAAGAATTTGAAAAGACAGAGAATATTAAACTTATATTGCGGAATAGGTGGTAATAGAAAACTTTGGGGAAACAAGCACGAAATAACAGCAGTGGAAATAAACCCGAAGATAGCAAAGATTTATAAAGATTTTTTTCCGGAAGATAATGTGATAGTGGGCGATGCACACGAATATTTGCGGGCTAATTTTAGGAACTTTGATTTTATTTGGGCTTCGCCGCCTTGCCCGACACATAGCGAATTACAAATGACACGATTTTATAATACCGATTTAAAATATCCCGATATGGCTTTGTATCAAGAGATTATATTATTGAAATATTTTTATAAAGGAAATTGGATAGTAGAAAATGTAAATCCGTATTATAAACCGTTGATAAACCCGGCTTTTAAAATTGAAAGACATCTATTTTGGAGCAACAAGTTTTTTTTAACAGAAAACTTAAATTTGGGTTTGTTTGACGATATAAGAAGCAATATAAAAATTATGCAAAAAAAATACGGTTTTAATTTAAATCCATATAAAAAAGATTTGAGTTGTTTTGAAATAAGAAAATGTTTAAGAAATTGTGTTATTCCGGAATTAGGTAAATATGTTTTTGAAAAAATACAGGTGGTAACAGATGATGACAAATAAATAATTTATAAAACTTGCAGAAAGGGCAATAGATAAAGGTTGGCGAAAAGTTTTTATTAAAAAAATAAACACAGCATTACTTTTTAAAGGCAAGTATTATTTTAATATGAGTGGAATTTACACTTACAGCAAAGGAAAATTTACACAAGAAGCAACCTTGACCGAAGATAATTTATTAAAAATAGACAAGGAGCTAAGAAATGACAAATGAAGAATTTGAGAAAGTTTTAAAAAACAGATTAGAAAAAATTAAACAAGTTTTAGGCAGCAAAGCAAAAGAATATGCAAGCAAGAATAACCGCTTACACAACTTTGATGTTGCTGCTTCTTTTATGGACGAAACAAGAGAAAAAGCCTTGTTTGGTATGGCAACCAAACATATTGTAAGTGTAAGAGATATTGTTTTAAATTACGAAAGAAACGGTATTTTGCCAACGGAAGAATTGTTAGACGAAAAAATTGGCGACACTATCAACTATATGATTTTACTTGAAGCTTGTTTTTTAAAGGGTATTAAAAATAATAAGGAGGATAAAAAGAAATGGGAAGAAAAAAGAAAGAAGCTAAAGTAGCAGAAGCAGAAGTAACGGTGCCGACAGAAGAGTGCAAGACGGTAGATTTTGAAGTTAGTTGGCAATTATCGGATGAAGAGATTGAGCAACTTAAAAACGAACATTTAGACAACTTAAACCAAATAGACGATTTAACAGCGAAAAAGAAAAGAACTAACGATGCTTACAGGACATTGATTAAACAATTACAAAATGCAAATTGGACGATAAGAGAAAAGATTAAAGACGGAAAAGAACAAAGAAAAATGCCGTGTAAGGTTATATTTGATTGGGACAAAGGAACAAAAGCAATAATTCATCCGCAAACCGGCGAAGTTATAGAAGAACAACTTATAACAAACGAAGATAGACAAATGGAGCTTAAACAATGAAAAAGAATTAAAAAATCATTTATTTTTTAAGCTGTTTTTGTGTTGTAAAAAATGACAATAAAAGACAATGTTTTTTATTCATACAGGAGGTTTGTGTAAAAATGTATCTATCGGAAGATTTACAACAAAATAAACTTATCGTAAAAAATAATTTTATTACGATTTTAGCAGCAATAATTGTTGATTTGGATGTAAGTGCCACCGCCGTAAGAATTTATTGTTATTTGGCTTATAAAGCCAATTGCTGGCAATTTTGCAATAGGGATATTAAAGTGGCTTTAGGTATTAAAAGCGACCATAGCATAAGCAAATACTTTAAAGAACTTATTGACGGCGGATATTTAAGCCGGGAAGAAATAAAAAACAACGGTAGGTTTGCCGGTTATCAGTATTATTTAACAACCGTATGTCAAAAAATGACAAACGGAAAAAATGAAATTACCGACGACGAAAGCCGTATGTTAAAAAATGACAATCGGCAATTAAAAGAAGAAAAAGAAAAAAGCACCAAAAAAGAAAAAGAAGAATTGTTTAATAATAATATAAATATAAATAATAATAATCAAAAAGAAAAAAATAATAAAAAAGAAAAAACAAAAACCGACGAGAAAAAAAACAATAAGGTTGTGTTTGTAGCAAAAAACGAAATAGATTTAGAGTTTGTCCGCTTTTTAGATTATCGTAGGAAAATAAAAAAACCGTATAAAAATCAAGAAAGTTTAGATATGAAATATAAAGAATTTGTAAAAATGTGCTACGGCTCGGCGACGATTGCAAAACAGATTGTTGACAATACGATAAAAAATCAGTGGCAAGGATTATTTGAATTAAAAGGCAGCGGCAAAGGTAGATTTACAGTTAATAGCAATAACAATGCTTATGATGTTGGTGTTAAAGCATAAGGAGGTTTCCGTGAGCGGTGTTGATAAAGAAACACAAGATATAATCCAAAGAATTTTAAGTAAATTTGTTGACGGTAAATGCTCTCGTTGTGGCAAAAAAATTAAATATATTCTGGACGGAAGCCAACCGGTTTGCGAAGATTGTAAAAAGAAAGAAGAAGAACAGAAACGAAGATTAGCGAGAATTGATTATATTATACCGCTTGGCTATAGAGAAATGAGCTTTGAAAGTTTTGATTTAAAAAACAGAAATGTAAAAAACTTAGATAAGGCATTTGCAGCAGCACAAAGATTTGTTATTGATAATGCCGGTGTTTATTTGTGGGGTTGTGCCGGACAAGGTAAAACACATTTACTTATTGCAGCTTTGAGAGAGTGTATTTTGCAGGGTAAATATGTAAAACTTTTAAGATATTCTACCGAGTTAAAAAATTATAAAGAGCAAGGTTTAAGGAAAGAAGATTTTTTTAAAGAATATTCAACTTGCGATTATCTTTTTATTGACGATTTCGGCAGTGTTGGCACAAAGGATGATGCTATAGATATTTTATACGGGATATTACAAAGAAGAATTGAAAACAAAAAAGGTAAAAAAATTTTTATAACGGCAAATATGCCGATTGCACAGATAGGCGACGATAGAGTTAAAAGCCGTATTGTTGGTATGTGTATAGATTATAAATGCCATGATAGCAGCGATACAGATACAGAAAAATACTCAAATATTATTGAATTACAAGGCGACGACATAAGATTAACCGGGAGGATTTAAATGTTAGAAATGATAGTAGAAGCATTAGTTTTTTCATATTACTGTATTGTGATATGCTTTGTAATGCCTTTGTGTTTTATAGCGGCTCTTGTTTGCGGATTTTGGCTTATTGATAAACTTGCATAAGGAGGAATAATGTTAATATTTCACTTGAAAAAGAAATGGTTTGATTTAATTAAACAAGGCAAAAAAACACACGAATATAGAGAACTAACACCATATTGGTTTGAAAGAATTGAAAAACTAAAATGGGCAATGAAAGAAAATACAATTGTTATTGCTTTATGTTCCGGTTATCCGGCACAAAAAGAATTTGAAACAAAATCAAAAAGAATAGTGTATGCAGAATTAAAAAATATTTCGGTGGTTGACGGCAAAAACACAGATTTAAAAATTGACAGAAAAGTTTTTGATATTGAATTTAAGTTGTTGGAGGAATAAATGATAGGTAATGCGGAAATAGGCAATTGTAGTATATGCGGCGAGAAAAATACAATTGTTGCCCGGAAATATTATTTTTATGATATTAAATGCGATTGCTGCAAAGATAAACATTTTGAAATAGTTTGGTATTGCAAAAAGTGTAAAGATAAAGTTAAGCCGCCGAAACAAACAACGGTAACAATAAAACCTTTGGAGGAATAGATGGACGAAAAAACATATATAAAAGCAAGAAATATAAGGGAAGATATGTATTTAAGCAAACGAGTTGTGGACGATGCAAATTCAAAAATAGAAGTATTAAAAGTTTTTGCTAAAAACAAATATCGTTGTGCAATTACAATAAAGCCGCCGAGTGATACTTATGCACCTGTTTATGTTTGTGATTGTTATATGACAGACGATTTATTAAAAATATTAGTAGCAGAACTTGAAGCAGAAAAAAGCGGATGCGAAAAAGAGTTGAAACAATTACAAAAAGAATTTGAAGAATTATAAAAACAGAGGGATAATATGTTTTTGATTGTAAATATAGCAAGAACATTATTTTTAAAAGAAGCAAAAACTTTATTAGACGATATAAGCGAAGCAGAAAAATTTAAAAATATAGTTTTATGTAATAATGAACGAAATAAAAAACTATATGAACAGATTATAAAAGATAGATTAAGAATAAAATGATTGAGATAAATAAGATTTACAATGACGATTGTTTGAATATATTAAAGCAGCTGCCGGATAAAAGTGTAGATTTACTTTTAACGGATCCGCCCTATGGGGGGGGTGGTAAGGATAATAAGTTTGAACAAAGCGACGGTAGATTTGGCAACAAAGGAAGTATTTTTGAAAAATACAGAGTAAGCAGAACGGGCGGAACTTGGAGCCAAAAGTATCAAACAGAGCCAACGGTGCATAGAAGCAGCCAGCCCGGCGGTGCACACAAGAATTATAGCGGAAGTAATATAAGCAATTGGGACTATGCACCGACAGAAGAATATTTTAAAGAAATGTTTAGAGTGAGCAAAAACCAAATAATTTGGGGCGGAAATTATTTTAGTTTGCCGCCGACACGGTGTTTTTTAATTTGGGATAAATTAACAATAAGTGAAAAATTTAGTATGGCAATGTGCGAGTATGCTTGGACAAGTTTTAATGCTAATGCAAAAAGAATTGAATTAGCACCGCAGGATAGTGCAAGATTTCATCCGACACAAAAACCGTTACAGCTTTTTAAATGGTGCTTGAATTTATACAGCAAAGAAAATGATTTAATACTTGATTGTTATAGCGGAAGCGGAACAACGGCAATTGCTTGTAGCGAGCTAAACAGAAAGTTTATTTGTGTAGAAAAAGACGAGTTTTATTTTAACAAAAGCATTGAAAGATTAGAAAAGTATAGACAGCAGCCGCAATTGTTTTGAAATATGATATAATATAAATAACAACTTAATAGCAGTGTTTTTAAAATGTCCGCAAGACAGGTGGTTATACCACTTTGTATTGACGGGCATTTTTATTTTACGGAGGAAAGTATGAAACCAAAGTATGCTATTGTAAGAGTGGACGACAATATGTTTTGTCCGGCACATTTTGAAAAAATAAACAATGATTTTGTTTGCAATTATAAAGCAAAATGTTATGACGGATACGGACAACAATTAAAAAGCCCTTTGGGTTGTGAAAAATGTAAATACGGCGATACAAAAGAACAGTTGATTGCAAAAATTCAACAAGCATTGTTTAAGTGTATATTTACTGAACAGTTACAAAAAGTAGTAGCAATAGAAGAACAAAAAAGAATTTATAAACAATATAGACCAATGGCAGAAAAGGTAGTTGAGTTTTTGGGGGTTACGGAATAATGAAATTAAAAGTAAATAGATATTTGTTTGATAAAAATTTTACAATGGGAAAACTTTATATTGACGATATTTTGATTTGTGATACTTTGGAAGATACATATAGGGGCGACAATTTAACGAATACAAAAATTTACGGTAAAACTTGCATACCGTGCGGAACTTATGAAATTAAGTTGACACAAAGCCCGAGATTTAAAACGATTTTACCGGAACTTTTAAAAGTGCCTTTTTTTACCGGGATTAGAATACATAGCGGAAACACAGCAGAACATACCGACGGTTGTATTTTGGTAGGAAGAAAAGAAAAAGACGGTTTGATAAGTAATAGCAAAGATACTTTAAGATATGTTTTAAATGCTTTAACGGCTGCAAGAAACGACAAAATAACGATAGAAATTAAGATTGGATATTATTAAGAATATCAAGGGATAGGGTTGATATATAGTAGTATTGCTCTTTATGGATAATGCACTTCGGTTTTATTGTTGTGCAGGGAATATTAAGTGTAGAAAAACATCAAGCGGAGCTTCCTATCGGCTCCGCATATACAAAGGAGGAAGTTATGAAAAAGTTGTATTTTGTTTTATGTAGTTTGTTGTGTAATTTGATTTTTGTTGTTACAAATGTTTTTGCCGACGGCGGAATTGAAACAAGTAAAAGTTTGTTTGAAAAATTAGGCGGTTGGCAAGTTGTGATTGTGATTTTGTGTTTTGTTTTGATTTGGGTTATTAGAGCAACCAAAACAAAAAAAGACGATGAAATACTTGATAAATATGTTGCCACAGCCGTTGAATATGCTTTAAAAGTTATGCCGGCAAATGCAAAAATAGATTGGGTTAAATTTGTTGGCAATGCACTTGGAAAATTTAACGAAATATATACAAAAACAAATGAGTTGCCACCGGATGCGAAATTATATGATAGAGCAAAACAGCTTATTGAAAAGATAACAGAAATAAAACAAATAGAACAAAGCAAAGCTGCATGAATATTGCGGCTTGCTAAATGGGGGCTTGCCTACCACCGAATTAAGACAAGCTCCTATATGCCTAAAATTGAATTTACGGAGAGTTTATATATGCCGATAAGTAAAGAAGTTGTAAAAGGTAAGTTTATTAAATTAACTTGGAGATTTTAAAAATGGAAGAAACTAAACAAGAAGTTGCAAATAATATGCAGGTTGTAGAAGCTATTGAAAATAATAAACAGCAAGAAGAAATAAAAAAAGATTTTGTTGAACGGATGACAAAAGAACACAACGAACTTAATATTAAAAGAAAAAAACTTGACAAGTTTATTAAAAGCCCAAAATTTAAAACTTTGGATGACGAAAATAAGTTTTTGTTGTGTGCACAGTTAAACAGTATGGCAAACTATCAAATGATTTTATATAGAAGAATTGCATTAAATTCTTAAGGTGCTTTATGGAAGAAATTAAGGGTTTAAAACCTATTAAGGTTAATGAAAATACTTTATTGCCAACAGAAACGGTTGAGCCAAAGCCGCATTTACAAATGGAATTTGAAGCGGAATTTTGGCGGCAGCTTGATATTAGAATAAAACCTAAATATGAAAAGTTTGCACAGCTTATTGTGCAGGGTAACAGTGCAACCGATGCTTATTACATAGCAAGTAAAGAGTGCGATAACAAAGAGTTGCCGAGAAAAACTTGCACGGAACGAGGCAGTAAGTTATTAAATAATCCGGATATTATTACAAGAATACAGTTTTTACATCGTGCAGTTACGGAACAATTTGTAATGAGCGATGTAGAGCTGCATAAACATTTAACCGAGATAATCCGTAATAAAGGTTTAAAAACCGCTGACCGTATAAATGCGATTAAAGTTTTGGCACAAATAAAAGGACTTGCTAAAGCTGATACACAAGTAAATACGAGCCAACATTTTGTTAATTTACAAGTAGAAGTTGTTGACAGTAACAGCAGTAGAGAACTAAAGGTTATTAACGGAAATGGTTAAACTTTTTGCAATAAAAACCGAAAAAGAACATTTTGAAAAAATATCTTTACAGGATGAACAACTTGACGAGATATTTATTTGTAATGTTAATGACGGTATGTTTAGTATTGTTGGCGACGACGGTAATATTTACGGAATTTTTGAAGCAAAACAATTTTGGCAAGGTAGAATTTGTATAAAAGCATTTATAAGTAAAGATTGCGGCGGTGTAATGCTGCAAATGGTAAGAAAATTAAAAGAACTTTATAAATTAAATGCACCGATACGACTTGAGGCAGAAGTATTAAACAGTTTTGAAAAAGGTAAAAGGTTTTTGAAACTGCTTGGATTTAAACAAGAAAGTTTAATGAAACAATATTATAACGGGAAAGATTATTGTTTATTTGTAAAACTGAAAAATGGATAAAGCAAAATTACAGATAACTACCAAATTTAGAATTTTATTGGATCCTAATGTAAGATATAGGATTTTTGCTTTTTACGGCGGAAGAGGCGGCGGCAAAACACAATGTTTGGCACGATGTGTTTTAGCCCGGATAAATGCAAGTAACAAGCCGTTGAGAGTATTAAACTTAAGAGAATTACAAAACTCTATTGAAGAAAGCACATATCAAGTTTATATTGATGCTATCCGGCAAAGCGGACTTGAGCCAAACTATGATATATATAGTGATAAAATTGTTTGCAGAGCTAACGGCAGCGAAATTATTTTTAAAGGTATAAGGGGCAGCGGCGGAAAGAAAACCGGACAACAAATAAAAAGCTATGAGGGATTTGATATTTGTTGGATTGACGAAGCACAAAGTTTGAGTAAAGAACAACTTGACATATTGTTGCCGACGATAAGAAAAGCAGGCAGCCAATTATGGTTTAGCTTTAACCGACTTGAAGAACTTGACCCGGTTTGGGTAATTACTTCAAGCGGCGACGACGATGTGTATTTGTGTAAAGTAAATTGGAACGATAACCCGTTTTTTACCGAAGCACTTAATGCAGAAAGATTAAGATGTAAGAAAAACGACCCGGAAAATTACGACCATATTTGGGAGGGCGAGCCGAAAGCGGAGCCGGACGATTTTTTACTTATAAATAAAAGAATTATTTTAAAAGCACAAGAACGAAAAATTGAAAGCCAACAAGAATATATGTATGCACCGAGAATTTTAGGTGTTGACCCGGCAAGATACGGTAACGACATGGCAGTATGGTATTTAAGACAAGGTATTTATAGTAAATGTTTAAAAGTTGCACCGAAAACAGCAACCCCGCAGCTTGTGGATATTACAATAGATTTTATGAATAAGTATAAAGTTGATATGTGTTTTATTGATAGGGGCGGCGAGGGCGGCAGTGTTTGCGATTTTGTAAAGCAAGCCGGATATAAAAATATTTGTGAAATTGGATTTAATGACGGCAGCAGCAACAAAAGATATGCAAATATAAGGGCAGAAATGTATTGTAAAACAAGAGATTGGCTTGACAGTAAAGGTGTAATTGAAGATGATTACGAGTTAAGACAAGAGCTTGCAAACATTAAAGTTTTACCGAAAGAAATTATACAGCTTGAGCCAAAGACAGAAGTTAAAAAAAGAATTGGGCGAAGTCCGGGAAAAGCTGATGCACTTGCTTTAACTTTTGCACGAGAAGTTAAAGCTAAAACAGTTTTAGAAAATTGGCAAATTAGACACGGTTATAACAATGTTAGACGAGCAACCGGCGGATTAAACAAAGGTGTAGTAATGTAAAATACACAACAATGTATTTTTACGACGATAAAAAATTTTACTTGACAAAAAAAAGATTTTAAATTAAAATAAAGTCAACTTAATAGCAGCACTTTTTAAATGTCCGCAAGACAGGTGGTTATACCACTTTGTATTGACGGACATTTTTATTTGTGAGGTAATAATATGGCAGGATTATTTTCTTCCCCGTCTGTTCCAAAAATTGAAGTGCAGCAGCCAACACCTGCTGTTATAGACGAAAGTAAAAACAGAGCAAAAACACTTGAAGCACTTGCCAAAAAAAGAGGTAGAGCCGCACAACTTTTGGCAGGCGATTATACAGCAAACAACAACAGAACAAACAACAGTAACCAAATAGCCGGACAAGCAATTGCAACTAAATTGTTATTAGGACAATAAACAATGACAACAAAATTGGAAATTGTAAATAAAATTTTAATTAAGCTCGGATGTGAAACGGTTGAAAGTTTGGAAACCGACACAAAACCTATTCGCTTAATTAAGGATGTTTATGAGTATATAAAAGAGCTTGAATTACAAAGGCACAATTGGATTTTTGCCAAAAAGCAAGCTGTTTTACAAGCCGAAGATAACGACGGACATTTTAAGAAAAAGTTTTGTTTGCCGCAGGATTGTTTGTTATTTCTTGAAATTTTAGGATATGGAGCAATAGAAACAGCACCGTATCAACACGGAGCAAACAAAGAATACGATATAGCCGGCACATATATATACACAAACAAAGAAGATAAAATTACAATTGATTATATTGCTAATATTGATGATAGCAAACTTGATGTAAATTTTATAAATGTTTTTGCTTGTGCGGTAGCTTTTGAGCTTGCCGAAGTTATAACACAAAGCGACCAAAAGGTTAAAACTTTATATGAAAAATATCTTTTGGCAGTTAAAGCAGCTAAAAGAATAAATGCAATACAAATGCCCAACCAAAGTATGGGCAGCGGAAGTTTGGAAAGGAGCAGATTATGAAAACCGTTGACTACATACTTGACGACTATAGGCAAATGAAAAATAAAAGGTATAGGTTTGATAATTTGTGGCAGGAAGTTGCACAAAGAGTTGACCCTACACAAGCAACATTTAATACAACTTTACTTAATTTAGAAAGTTTGCCGCAACAAAAATTTGATAGCAGTGCAGCAAGAGCATTACCAAAGTTTGCTTCTATAATGAAAAGTATAATTTGCCCCCGAACAAGAAAGTGGAGCAGATTTTGCACTACCGACCCGGAACTTACGGATTATTTCCAAGAATATTTTGACGAAGTAACAGAAACGATAAATAAATTAAGATATTCTAACAGAAGCGGTTTTGATAGTGCTGTTGATATGATGTTTAGGGGTGCAGGGCTTTTTGGACAAATGCCGTTTTTTGTTGACGATAGAGTTAAAGACGGTATATATTACAGAACTTTCCCTATGAGCAGTGTTTATGCCAAATGCAATGCTTACGGCGAAAAAGATGTGTTTGTAAGAAAGTTTGAGCTTGACAAGCGACAAGCTATTGAACAGTTTGGCGAAGATAATTTAGACAGACAAATTTTAGATTGTAAAGAAATAGATAAAAAGTTTGAGTTTATACATTATGTTTGCCCTAATGAAGATATTGACAACAGAAAATTTGATAAAGCCGGTATGAAGTATAGCAGCTATTATATAGATGTTGCAAGCCGTAAAATTGTAAGTGTCGGCGGTTACCATAGTATGCCCTATTGTATGAGCAGATTAGATATTTTCCCGACAGAAGAAGTTTATGGATATGGGGCAGCAATGCAATGTTTGCCGGAACAAAAAGTTTTAAATGCAATGATACGAATAACTATGAAAGGTGCTGAAGTAAGTGCCGACCCGGAAATACTTGTAAGAGATGATGAAGTTGTAAATATTAACCAATTTGGTGTTGCAGGTAGTGTAATTAGCGGCGGCATAGATAGCGACGGCAAACCTACTGTTGCAACTATGCAAAGAAATATAAATTTTAATTACCTTGAAAAATTAAGATTAGAATTTAAAGAAGCTATTGCAGACAGTTTTTGTATAAACTTATTAAACATTTTAATAAATGACCCGGCAGCAAAAACAGCTACAGAGGTTATGGTAAAAAAACAAGAACAAGCCGTTTTGCTTGCACCTATGGCAACAAGACAATATCAAGAGTGGGCGGCTGTTATGGCTTTAAGAGAGTTTGATATACACGATAGAGCCGGAAGATTACCACAAATGCCGGAAGATTTGATTTATGAATTACAGAAAAAAGAAAACAGGTTGACTATTGAATTTGAAAGTCCGCTTGACGATGCCCAAAAGAGCGAAGATGCTATTAAAATGAATAGATACCTTGAAGCAACAACACCGTTAATGCAGCTATTCCCGGAAATAGCTACAGTTAATGACCCGATAGAAATAGCAAAGATTTATGCAAAGAGTATTGGAATACCGGCAAAAGTTATAAGAAAAGATGCCGATATTGCACAAGCTATACAACAGCAAAGGCAAGCAGCCGATGCCGAAAGATTGTTAAAAGCAGCACCGGCATTAAGCAGCAGTGCAAAGAATTTGGCAGCGGCAAATGTTGAAGCACAAACAGGAATTAAGTTAATTTAAAAATATATGAGGTAAAAAAATGAGTTTTATTACAAATTTCGTTGACAAGGTAAAATGTTATAAAAGAGTATTTAAAAAAGATAATCCGGATGTTAAAGCAATTTTAGCTGATTTAGGTAGGTTTGCACCGGTTGACCCGACTTCAAAATGTGTTAAACCGTATAGAGATAACGAAGTGTTTATGATGATAGGTCGTCGCCAAGTTGTAAATTATATTTTAGGTAAAATAAAAATGACCGACAGCGAGTTAAGCGATTTGGTTAAAGAAGAACAATTGAAACAACAACAAAGTGTAAAAATGTAAAAATAAATGAAGTAAAAAACAAAAACGGAGGAAAAGCAAAATGACAAAGGATCCAAACAACAACCCACAAGCCGGTGCAGGCGGTAATAACGGCGGCGGCGAGCCACAGCCAAACAATTTTTTAGACGGATTAAGTGAAGATTTAAGAGGATATGCAGAACTTAAAGGATTTAAAGACAGTGCAAGTGTTTTAACAAGTTATAGAAATTTAGAAAAAATGCAAGGTGTGCCGGCAGATAAAATTTTAAAGTTGCCGGACGAAAACGATAAAGAAGCCGTAAATGCTTTTTTAGAGAAATTAGGCAGACCGAAAACAGCAGAAGAATATAAAATAGCAATACCCGACGGACAAAATGATAAACTTGCAAAAGCGATGGCACCGTTATTTTTTGATGCCGGACTTAGCCAAAAACAAGTTGAAAAACTTGTTACCGGTTGGAACACAATGCAAGAAGCCGAAGCCAAAGCAATTGCAGCACAGCAAGCTGAATTTATTGCAGCACAAGAAGCTGAACTTAAAAACGAGTGGGGCGGCAGATATAACGAAAATTTAGAGCTTGCCAAAAGAGCTATGACAGCTTTAGGAATTACCGGCGAACAAATAAGTGCTATTGAAAGAAGCACAGATTTTAAAACGACAATGAATTTGTTTTTAAATATTGCCGGAAAATTAAGCGAAGATAGTTTTAAGGGCGGCAGTGCAGGTGGTAGCGAAGCATTGACACCGGCAGCAGCAAAAGCAAAACTTGCCCAATTACAAAATGATAAAGAGTGGGTAACAAAGTTTAATAATAAAGATAGTGGTGCAGTTGAAGAGTTTAGAAGATTACAGCTTATTGCTGCAGGTATGCAAACAAAGTAAGAGGTAAAAATGGAAAATACAGAATTAAACAGAAGCATACAAGACAAATTGATACATTTAGCAAAAGATATGATTATATTAACCCCGAAACAACTTGTTGACGGGTTAAAAGAAGTTATAAAGATTGTTGAGAAAAACAACAAAACAACTGAAAAATAATGCTTTAAAAGTTGTAAAAAATAAATTAAGGCAACCTTGAAAAACTGTCCGCAAACAGGGTCTTATGACGGCTTGAAAGAAAGCTGATACGGGTAATTCCCGTAGGTAGTGCTTTAAGCACACGATAAACCTGTTTTTAGAAAGGTCGGGCAACCGGCAACCTCTATAAAAACAAATATTATCACAAAATATTTTTTATGGAGGTATTTCACAATGGATTTAACTTTCCAAGAACAAGTGTTATACACACAATCGTTTAAAAGTGTTTTTAACATGCTACCACAAGACAAAGGTAGCAAACTTTTGAGCCATGTAACAATTGAAAACGGCTTGAAAGGCGAGGGAGCTGTAGCAAGCGACCAAATAGGCAAAACCGATGTCAACGAAGTTACAGACAGATACGGCGACAGCCCACACAATGAAGTAGAAATGAAAAGAAGATGGTATGTGCCAAGACAGTTTGATTGGGGACATCTTTTTGAAAGAGCCGATAAAGTAAGAACTTTAGGCGACCCACAAAACACAATCGCAACAAGTGCAAAAAATGCTTTCGGTAGAAAGATTGACGATATTATTATTGAAAGCTTTTTTGGAACAAACAAAACAGGCAAACAGGGCGGAACAAACACCAGCTTTGACAGTAACAATGTTATTGCTCATGGCAGTGCAGGTTTTACAATTACCAAATTGGAACAAGCTAAAGAGTTGTTTAGAAAGTATGATGTTGATATAGATAACGAACATCCTTTAGTTGTGTTAAGCCCGAAAGCAGAAAGACAGTTGTTTAATGAAACGAAGTATGCTTCAAGAGATTACGGCGAGCCGGTTTTAGACAAAGGTATATTAAAATCCTTTTTGGGTTTTGATTTTGTTGTCAAAAACAGATTGCCGATTGACGGTAGCAACATAAGAAGCTGCCCCGTTTTTGTTAAAAGTGCTGTTGGTGTTGGTATTTGGGAAGATTTGATTGTTGAACTTTCCAAGAGAGATGACAAAAAGTATCTTTGGTATCTCTATATGAACCAAATGTTTTCTGCAACAAGATTGTATGAAGAAGGATGCCTTGAAATTCAAGTTAGTGAAGCATAGCAAAGGGGGCTTTATGCCCCTTTTGCTTTTGTTTGTAGTATGCGGTAATTAAGTAGTATGCAGTAAATGAGTAAAAATCTTTATAGGAGGATAGTTTAAAATGGCTGAATACAAATGCGAAGAATTGAAAGCCGAGCAGATTTCGGCAGCCCAAAAAGGTTGCAGGGTTAAAGCAATCAATGCAACCATTTTAATGGCGGCACAAGCTGCCAACGATTTGATAAAAATCGGCACAATCAAAAAAGGCGAAAGGTTTTTATACGGAACAATAACCGTAACAACCTCAACCGGAAGCAGCACCCTTGCAATAGGCAATAAAACAACCGCTGATAAGTATAAAGCAGCGGCAGCACATACAACAACTGATGTGCCAAGCATATTCGGAAAAACACTTGCACAGGATGTTAATAGTGCAGACGAAGATGTTTATGTAAAAGTTGCAGCAGCAAGTATGCCAAGTGCAGGCGACGGAAAAGAAGTAAAGATTACATTGTTTGTTTCTACAAACAACTAATCTTTTTTGTGGTTAATACTAAACGGCGGGGCTGCTATCACCGAAGCAGCCCTTGTCGGAAAAAAAAGAGGTAGGTAAATGAAAAAAATTGTCATAGAAAAAGTAGTAAAAATTATTGACGATAATATTGAAGATATACTTGACAAGCAAAAAACAGAACAAGTAGTAAATAGCTTTTCCGTGCAAAATATAATTCTTCCTGCAAATGCAGAAAATATTAAAATTCAAAAACCGCTCGCCTCGTCTATAGATTATGAGCCAATAAAAACACTGATAATTAAAAGCGATGTTGTTATATACGGCAAAATAACAGAACAAGGGCAAGATAAGGTGCTTCCACATTTTAAAGAAATGGAAATTGCTGGAGAAAGTATTGCTCCGTATGGAAACTTGTATTTGTCAAATTATAATGACACTATTGCAAATGTAAAAGTAATTATAGGTATTAACAGAGTTGAATAAAAAGGAGCTATAAACAGTGGGCAAGATTAAAGCTATTAAAACAAATTTTAATGCCGGCGAACTTACCAAACAAGCTTACGGTAGAGTAGATTTGGAAGTATATCAAAATGCAAACAAGCAAATGATAAATTGCTTGCCTACTATTTATGGATCTGCAACAAAGCGAGGCGGCACAAAGTTTATTACCGACAATATAAAACATTTTTATCAAATATTACAAAATATAACCGATACACCCGTTGGTGCAACAATAACAATAAATTGTGTAAGCATTGATTGGTCGTTTAATCAATATGTGTTTGGCTGTAATGACGGTTATATTATGAAGTGTGATTTTGATTTTAGCAATGTAGTTTTTCAGCAGGTAGCAGGCGATATAGGCGATATTAAAAGTATTGCACAAAGCAGATATTGGAATACTTTTAACAGATACCATATAACAAGCGATAGTTACGACTATATTTTTTATCCACGAAATAATGATTGGACAGATTTATATGTTTATAGAAATACCGATATAGGAAAAGCTAAAGTTTTTGATTTGGCAGCAGGTGTAATAGGCAATACTACACAAAATTCTGCAACTATTGCACGATTTAACGGTAAGGTTTTAGATTTTATAACTTCAAATTTAGACGGCAGCGATAGAATAGAAAGAACTTATACAATAAGCGACAACACGACAGAAGATTTTGACGGATTTTATATTGACGACAACAATTTTTTATTAAGAAACGAAACAAATTTATTTTGGTATCATAGCGGCGAAGTAACAAGTTTAGGAACAAATACCGGTAATATTGTAGGTGCAAAAGTTAAAGACGGAAAAATATATGTTTGTGTAGATAAAGCGACCAATACCGGATATGCGGTTTGTTGGGATATTTATGATACAACCGGAACTTTAATTAAAGAGCAGGTTATTGCAAGCCAAACAAATAAGTTTAATGTAGAAAAATATGTAAAACTTGCCGATAGAGAACTGTTTATATGCAATTACACAAACAGTTTTTGTATTTATAACGGCGGCTTTTTTTGGCTTGATTTTTATAGTGCTTGTTTAGATTTTGCTATTAAAGACGATAAAGTTTTGTTTTGCGACGGCAGCAGCGACGACAACATACATATTATAAATACTTATAGCAATAGTGCCGACGAAAAAAAAGCGATACTTATACCTTTTAAAATAAACAAAAATATAAATTATGTTTTAGAATTTGGCGACCACTATATAAGATTTTATAAGAACAGGCAGCCGGTAACGGATAGCGGCGGTGCTGTTTATGAAATATCAAGTCCATATAGTATAAGCGATTTGATTGACGATAACGGAAAAACAATTTTAAGTTGGACACAGAATATAGATGTGTTGTATATGTGCCACAAAGATTATCCTATACAGGTTTTAAAAAGATACGGCGATACAAATTGGGTATTAGAAGAATTTAATATTAAAGGCGGTGTTTTTGATAATTTAAACAGCGATACAAATAAAAATTTAACTTGCACACAACACGAGGGTTTAGTTGATATTTATGCAAGAAACGGCTCGCAGTATTTAAGTATGAGCAATAATTTTATTGAAATACAAGCTGTTTATAATGACAGCTCCTCTTGGGGCGGAAATAGAACAATATGGCAACTTGCCGGAAGCACAATTTATGCAAGTTGGAGCTTTTTATCAATAGAACAAGCGGTTAATGCTTTACTTTCTACAGCAGACGGTGCGAATTTTAATATAACATATTCCGGAAATACAATAAATGTTACAGTTAAAAACGGCAATTATGCCGGACAAGTTTTAAGATTGATTAGATACGAAAAACAAAGTTATTACGGAAATCATATATATTATTGTAAATATTACGACAGCTCGGCGACTTTTGTTGCAAGCTCAACTTCCGTAGATGTTTTTACAAGTAACGATGTAGGTAAATTGATAAGATTAAATTATACAGATGCAAATACTGTTATGTGGGAAACCGGCAAGAGTGTATCACAAAACAATATAAGAAAAAGCGGAAACAACTATTATATAGCAACTTCAGGCGGAACAACCGGACAAATTAAACCTATACATACTTCCGGCTCTGTTAGCGACGGCGGTGTAACATGGAAATATTTACATAGCGGTTACGGCATAGGAACAATACTTGAAGTTGTGGATGCTTCGCATATTAAAGTAAATGTTGATGGATATATGCCCGATTTTACTAACGGCACTTATTTATGGGAATTAGGTTTGATAGGTAAAGACGGAATTTATCCAAATTGTTGTGCCTTTTTTAAAGAACGATTTGTTTTTGCAATATCTACTAAAAACGGAACAAAAATTT